TTAGCGGTGGTGCTTGTAGCAGAATTCAAGGCCGACTTCAGCTTCTCGGAGGAGTTCTTCCTTCTCGACTGCCAGTCGCTGAAATTCAAGACACTTTCCAGCGGAAGGATTTTTGGCTGCTCTTCTTTCAAGTTCGGACAGTTGGTCGCGCATCCTGCTAAGCTCATTCCGATGAGCAGACTCAGCAAGCCTAAGCTCAGATAAAGCAACTGCGTCGCTCGTCTGCTTGACTTTGAATTCCTCAATCGTTCTCTCGAGCGCTGATATTTGAGTACGGGCATTTTTGAGTTCCTCCGAGTTCTGGCCAAAGTGGTAGCCGGTTACAGCAGAGAGCGCAGCCAGCAGTAAGCATCCAAAAACTTTTGCAGTAAATCCCATCTGAACCATATATAAATTCCATCGATTAAAAGAAGAAACAAGCCGAAACGCAGAAAACGTTTGAATTTCAAGTCCCTTCTCTTCTTACGTTGTTCCGCTGTCTCACCTTCCTTCCAGTAAGAGTTCTCGATAAAGACGCAAAGGCAAAGGGCCGTCCAGAAGGGTAAAAAAGAAACGCACGAACATAGCCTCTTTATCAGTGCCGTACCAAAAGCCTGAAAGGAAAGCCATCTCAGGAGTGGTGCTAATATCCTTCCAGCTCGCGATCAACTCCCAATAAAAGCCAAGAGCAAAAAGCCAAATGGCGGCGTAACCTAAATAGAGCTGTTGTTTGCTCGTCCTGAATTTCATTGCTTGTCTGCTTATATAAATGCCGAACAGAATCCCGGCGACTGCTATAATCGTGTTCATAAAATATCCTTTGCAAATATTTTGAATTCCGCTCTGTGCTACCAACGCAGGGCGGTTTTTAATTTATGAAGCTAATACCCATCTAATCCAAGGGGTTAATCCCATTAGGGCATTCAAAATGATAAGGAGAACGAACGCTCTCTTTTGCCATTTGTAATTCTTGGGACCTTGGTGACCCGATTTCTTTTCAAAGTACTCGCACCTATTCAACGAATAGATGCCGGCAATCCCGGCGATTATGCCAACTGAACCGAGCCCAAATATCCAGATCAGCAAAAAGAACACAAGGCCGATCGCTATAAACGCTAGAGGTACAAGAAAGGTAAAGATAACAGGATGAGCAGAAATCTTTTTAATAAGTTCCATATTTCTTAACTCCTAAAGAAAAGTTCTAATTCACGCATCCTTCTATCTTTCAGCCCTTTCGTGACAACAGGATTGTCCGGGTTGCAATACTTCGGCCACCACGTCCGCACGTTCTCCCACTCGCCTCTGTTAATCATTCCGAATAATCGGTATGTCCGGCATTTCGTCAGGCCGAAGTTGTAGACAAAACTCATTAAAGCGATAAATTGATTCTCGTTGATGTCGATATGGATCAGCGTTGCAAGCTCCTCCTGGGTGCGTTGGAGGTCTCGATCTAAAAGGTCGTAGGCTTCTCTCCGAGTAACGATGTCACCCTCGTGAACATTCCGGGCATGGCCGAATCCGATCGTCCAATGACCCGTGGGGCACTTGTAGGCCATTGGTTTAAACCCTTCTTGTTCAGCTACAAACTCGGCGGCGATCTCAGGTGGAAACAGCATTAAATTTTGTTTTCTCATTTATGCTCCGCCTCCTCGTGCTTCTTATAGAGTTCGTGAATGAGTTTTGTATTGTTCTGAATGGCTTGCTCGTTAGCCCATATTCCTCGTTTGATATCGTCAAATATCACGTTGCGCTCGCAGTAATACCACCCTAGAAGGAAGCCGAAGCAGATTGCGATGGCGATAGCCGCTGACCTGCATAGGCGTATCGCCCATTCATTTAAAAAGACACTCATGATTTAGCTCCTAGCCTATTGTCTAAAAATTTTTTGATGTAATAAGCGATGATCCGGACGCCGAGATAGGCCGACATAAAAGACAAGCCCACGGCCGCAAGCTCATTAACGCCGTACCCTTCAAGAATCCAAAAAACGCCGATGGCAGTGACCCCGCCGGACAAAGCCTCCCAAATTGCCTCCAATACCGAGAATTCGATCGGCCGCTCCTTTCGTTTTTCTCTCCAGTCATCGACGTATCGGAGGAGTCCAGCAATCAGGCCGAGACCTCCGACACAGGCGATGAGAGTGTTTATAAGATCTGTGTGTTTAAGCATGGCAATGTACGTGCTCCTTGCGACTTTCTGTTCCGATTATCATTCGCTGTTTCTGCGTCATGTAGACACTCCCTAAAGCTTGATTGTCAACTATCAAGTTCGCTTCAAGTACCACCTCGACAAATCAGCCTTCTTGGGAAACTGTTAAACATGTTATGAGCGCTTTTTCTTTCAATGCGCACACCTAACGAAAAGCCCCTCGGGTTGAGGGGCGGAGTGGTTAAGTGTTTTTGTAGGGAATAAATTTAATGCTGACTGTTCCGGCTACTTTGACAAATCCTTCAAATAAGAGAGTCTCTCCTTTTTCAGCCTGCGCATTCAAAGTTTGCCATCGACCCGTATCCCCAGTGATCCCAGTTCTCGCATAATCTCCCCACTCAAGTTTGCGGATCGCACAATCACTAACATCTAAAGGCATCGAGAAAATCACAAACCCTGAGAAGGGAGATGTTAAGGATATGCTGTTGTAGTACCCAACATTACCGAAGTTGCAGGTTTGTATTGTCATTCGAGATAGATCTAACGTCCCGATTCTCGGCTTCTCGCTAACATTGATAAATTTGCTAAGGAGCAGTTGGAGGAGTGCTTTTAACATGACACACCTCCTTTAGCCAGGTTAAGTTGAGGAGCCGTTACAGGGAATAAGAAGGACACGTCTCTTAGAAACAGTCCCGCCAGTCGAGAACACGTAATTGATTTTGGCACCCTTCGATATTCTGCAAACACACGAGATAAAACCGCTCGGTCTATAGACGCCTTGTCGCAGAGCATTCGAGTAAGGGCTGACATCAAGGTAAACAGGCGCAGAGCATTCTCCTTCAACTCTAATCCAGCCGTCAAAGGGAGCTGTGATAACGTCGCTCCATTCGTTGGGGCCGTTAAACCCTGTTGTGTATTCCGTGTAAGTATCAAGCGCTGGGGAAGCAAAAGAAGAGACTTGGCCTTTCTTGTTGATGAAGAACTTCTCCGCAAAGAGTTGTACAAGTTGCTTAAGCATATTGCACCTCCTCTACGGATAAGTTTCTCAATAGTGTTATACCCCCCCGACTAGCTTATAAAATTTCCCGAAGATGAGTCGTCCGGAAATGCTGTAACCGATAATGTTCCCTTTTCGCATTGGAACAAATAGTTTGCTCTGGCCGTTGTTCAGAGAATAATTAGAACTTTGTAGGCCGTCTCCCCAGACATTGATACTGCCTCCGGTATCTACGACGATACACAAATACCCATCATAAGGTGCAGCAAAAGTATCCGGTTGGCTTGTGTTAAGCGTAACGGATGTGAAATCTGTCTCGTTAGGAAGTGATTGACTGGCCACCTCCGCTGACTCAGACTTTGAATAAAACAATGACAATAGGAGGCTCAATAAACTTTTCAGCATAATGATCCTCCTGTTACAAGATGATTATGACGCTCCGACAGACTTTGCAAAAGCAAATGTTGTTGAACTGCTTGAGGCTCCGTCTCTAACATTAAAGTAGTAAGAAACTTCTTGGCCTTTGCGAACGGGAATAAACAAGCGTATCCAGTCTTTCCCAACGCAAGAAACGTACATATCCGGCGTGTAGATAGACACGTTTGCAATGTCTTCAGCGTTGTTTTCTTTAACGAAGAAGTATCCATCTGTTGGTGCCACGTATTTGCCCCAAGTGTCTTTTTGCAAAGAGAAGGTCGTCTGATTACTTGATGGATACCCTTGGCCGCCGACCCATTCAGAGCGAGACGTAATAAATTTCTCAGCAAACAATGAGATAAGCTGTTTAAGCATAACTTACCTCCGGTGCTAAACACTGAGAAAGTTTTACTAAGATACCCCCCCCCGATGGTTTTAGTAAACCAACACGCGATATTATGTGCTTCCCGAGCGTACAGTCCAAAGGGTTGTCCTTTAGCCACTGGGCAGGCAGCCATTAAAACATCTCCTTTAACTTGTGGAGTTGAGAATGTGTTTACGTTGGTCGTCTGTGCTGCGGCGATGCAATTATCGGAATCTGCCGTGAATCTTATAGCAGCATAACCATCTGTAGACGCAATCCCTTCGTAAACAGGAGCCCACCCAGTAACACTACTCGTTGTTGGAGATAGAGTTATAACGGATACGGACGGCATAGCCTGATGTCCCACCGCCTCAGATTCTTTTTTGCTGTAAAACTTGGACAAAAGGAGCCGCATTAGATTTTTTAGCATAACGCGCCTCCTACCAAAGAATTAAGCATCTGAACTTGCTTTGTAGAACCAAATAGAATAATCCGAAGTCTTTCCACCTCGGCATAAGAATTTAACAGTGGTTCCTTTTTTGACGTAACAGCAAAGACCACACCCTGCGGTGTTTCCGTTGAGGACGGAGGCAAGCGCCATCTGTCCATTCTCGACTTGAATTTCAAGAGCTGAGACTGTGCTTGAATTGCTTCGAGAGGTTGCCCAGCCGTTGCATGGCGCAACATAGCTAAAGAAGTCGGTAGTACTCGTGCAAGGAATGTTAGTGCCATTGCGGACAATCGGAGCACACTGTTCTGCAACCCAAGATTTTTTGCCCTTGATAAAAGTTTCTGCAAATAGTTGTATGAGGTCCTTAAGCATAATAGAGACCTCCGTACAAGGCATTTATACCCCCCCCCGATTACCTTGACAAATCCTACTGTGATGTGTGAAACAAAGGCTCCTTCTACCGAATATGTGGCTCCTTTACTCACGGGGATTGCGACCCCTAAACCTTTTGGTGCAGGCGCTTGCGCAGACACATGAAAAAGATTGCCAAGTTGCGCTCTGACTTCGCTATTCGTATTGTCCTCAGCACTAGCATTGACGAATAAATATCCATCGTCGGGAGCTGTCCCCGCATTGATTATTCCCCAAGAACCGACAGTTTCGTCTTTGCTGAGAAATATCGTTTTTGTTGCGCCAGGCATAGCAGAATTCCCCGCCTGTGCTGGGGTCGTTCGGCTATCGAGTAGCTTTTGAATAAGTTGTTTTAGCATTTTGACTCCCCGCCCGGACAAGGAGCCCGAGCTATTACTTAATTTTGTAAACCGTTATCTGGATTATCTTTGCGTTTTTAATATCGCCTGCTGATATCGTTACTCCCTTCTTTACCGGAAAAGAAAACACATAAGACAGCCCTTCTGTTTCGACTGTCGTATGTACGTTGTGGCTATTAAATAGGATTGGGAACCAAGCAAAGGTGGGAGAACCTGACCAAACTGCCTGCCACGAAATAACTGCATACCCATCAAATGGAACAACGTAAGGAAGAGAGGTTGCTGTTACGGATTCAGAAAAATCAGTTAGACCAACAGTAGAAAGATTTTCTCCATAGATTATTTTACCCCCCCTCCGCTAAGACTTACAGCTCTGCGGGGCACAAACAAACTACATAACAAACTTGCCAATTCTTTAAGCATGAAAGAAACCTCTCTGTTTGATGGAACTACGATCACTGACTGCCTGCTCTAATTCATAAGCCAAAGCAGTGGGAAATTCCGGGTAATCGACAAATGGGAATCCTTGCTTCTCTGGGAGATCCTTGAGTTCTTGCCGGTAATCTAACAATGCTTTTCTGTCCTCTTCTGTCAATTGAGATCGCTTAGTTCTTGCGGCAGATTGAACTGTTATATCCGGGAGCTGAACGTATCGATCAGTGTCTGAGATTCGAGCATTGCGCTCCCCTCTGACCTCCTGCTCATACTGCTGTTTCACGAAATCATCATCCAGTTCCGGAAGCTCAGTTGAAAGGTAATAGTCCCCATCAGCACTCTGGAAATATCCCTTAGGACTGGGTTCTAATTTCCAATATTTGATAATGGTTCCGTCTTCTCGTTTAAATCTTTCTGACAAGGTGTAATGGCTTTGAGCAAAAGCTTCATCCTTAGCATCGATGAATGCATGTTGTCCGGGAGAATTGGACGAAACTGCAATCCTCCCATCAGAATCTTTTAGTGAATATTTAGACAAAGGTCGATTCATTGCCCTTGAAAGCATCTCTTGCTTAACTTCTTCAAGTGTCTTCATACTTTTTCCTTAATTAAGGATTCTCTGTTCCAGCGTCTTGTCCTGTCTGGGCATTCTTTATGTCATCGATTTCTTGCTGAGTACCTCCATTCTCGAGGATCAACTCTTCAAGAATCGGACATAAGTAATCATCGGTCCGATCGTTGAAACTATCGTCAGCCCAACTGTCGACTCCAGCACTGAAACCGATATTGCTTCTCGCCGTATTTTGTTGAGTGGCTGATAGGGTTTGGGGAGCCTCGTAAGAAACAGAAGGAGTTAGGTCTGTGTAGTCTGCCGATAAAAGAGCCGTACCTGCAGTTGTGTTTACGGAACTTATCCGGAACATTCGACCATCTGTACCGACAACCGTGTCTCCAGCTTTTATATTTCCTTGAGGTTTTAAATCAGCAATCTGGATAGTTCCGGAAGCAGTTAAAACCTGATCAATTACTCGAACTGCATAAGCATTGGAAGCGGCCTCCACAGCTTTGGACTCTGCCGTTTGTGCCGCTGTCTGAGCTGTTTGAGCTGCCGCCTGTGCCGTTTCTGCATTTCCTTGAGCTGTCTCTGCTGCTTGTTGGGCCGTCTGTGCTGTTTGGACTGCTTGGGCCGCGTTGTTTTGCGCCGTTTGGGCACTGGCAGCAGAACTTTGAGCCGCAGTTTGTGCGGCCGCAGCTGACGCTTGAGCTGTATTAGAAGTATTTACTGCAATCGTAGATGCATCAATCGCCGACTTCGACTGCGCGATCGATGTTTTGATGTCTGCGTCCCAGTCATCGACCGTTTGTTTCAGCGTCTCAACTTTTTCGTTAGCAGCGTTAGCCTGAGCCAAGGCGTTAGAAGATGTTGAATTGGCGGTTTGAGCCGTTTGACGAGCTTCCTTTGCAATCGAAAGGGCCTCCGATGAATTGTCGTAAGCTTGATCTGCATAAGCTCCGACATCGTTGATTGCATCTTCCGTCTGCTTCAGAACCTCTGGACCGCTGATTACGCCTGTTCCTGTGGGCGTGTAATGAAATTGAAATTTCGTTTTTGCCATGTTCTATTACTCCGGCAATCGCAGAAAATAGGCCAGTGTGTAAAAAGGCGGCTCATTGGTAACGCCTGAGATGCTTACATTCGCATTTAGTGGGTGAGTGTGAGTTTGTCCGCTCCCCGTATTCCCTACCGATACAGTGTGAGTGTGGTTCCCGTTCGTTGAGGTAGTCCCCGTCCAAGAATTTTCGGCATTAAAACCAACCCGGCGAAGAACATCATCTTTAAAAGAACCCCCAGCGTCCTTCCAGTTGCCATAACTTTCTACGTAAAAGGCGCCTCCACCATCGAGACCTCCTTGGCAATCCCATCCGCCGAAGGTGCCAGTTATGTTCATACTTCCTTTTGAGTGAGTATGATCACCCGCACCTCCAGTACTTGCTCCATGAGAATGTGCGGGTAACTGCGCGACAGTAAGTGCCGTTCCTCCGATGGTTCCATTCACAGACAGACTTGGAATTTCAATCGTTGCCGCCCCTCCTGTAGTACCGGCATTCTTAGGCAAGGATCCCTTAACAAACTTTCCTACTAAGTTTGGGACCGTTCCTCCGCTTCCGTCAGAGCCGCCGTCACATAAAACCCAGCCGACATCAGCTTGGGTAGATCCCCAAAAGATAGGATTCCTGTTGTCCGTTCCTCCAAGAGTTACGTTGTAAAAAGGAACAACGGCGCCGGCTGGAACTGTGATGTCAATATTTTTCCAAACTGCTCTGTTCGTTCCGGGAGCTACCGCCGTTGAATGAGGGCCGTTTGGCTGTACACAGCGGTACTTTGTTCCGTTCTGCATGACCTCATTGCCAACCTCGTAATCCAGTAGGGCTGAGTAATTCATGATTCCACCCTGCTGGAACCACACTGCAAATTGAGACAACAGGAACAAGACACCGTTGAAGTCTGCTTTGTGCGGCGGGATACCGCCCTGCTCGATCGGCACAGCATTGACAGGCCCCCAGCCCTCCTGAACAGACAAGCGTCCGGTTCCCGCTTCAGTTGGAGTCAAGGGAGGAATCGTGTATTCCCCGCTAGCGGCCACAACTCCGGGAATTTGAAATTTAGGATAGTTGCTCATATATCAATAACCTTTGAAGGATTGAATACGCCCTGATTGAAGGGAAGAAGTTTTGATCCGTAGAAACCAAAGACCAATGTGTTTGGAACAACTGCTTCGACATTCGCCAGAACGCCTGCAGGCCTATTCAACAGCCCGTAGTTTTTGAGAATCGCGATTTGAACTGAGTTCGGCTCACCCACAATACGGATGTTGATGGTCATGTCCTGATAGTCGTTTACGAATGCCGGAAGACCGATCAGCCGAGTCAACAGGGAGTTTATGGTTTCAGCTGTAGAGTTCGAAACATTTACAACAGCGCGATAAAAAATCAGGAAACGGAAAAACTCATCATCCAGCCGAGTGTCCTGACCGTCGACAACGAGGTTCCGGTTCACTCCTACGCGCTTTCCCCACCAATCCAGCCAAACACCTAACGCTGTATCTGGATTCAAAACGTTATTAAAAAACGCGTCCAATTGAGGGGACGCGTCTATTTCAGCATTGAACAACAATCCGAGTTGTCGGTATCGCTCTGAGTGCGAGTATTGCGACTGCAGGGCGATTGAAATCAACGATCGGACGTTAGAAATTTTGCGGAAATCCGTAACGCTGAGAATATTCCGCCAAGTGACAGAATCAGCCATATTTAGTTACCGGTAAAGATAATTGAGACATCAGATTCACTAATTGTTGGTTCAATATTCGCAGGGATTTGAACGCTTGATCCGAGCGCTTCGGTTCCTAATCCAACTTGGATTTGGGCAATAGGGGCCGAGGTTTGAGACTGAATCGCCTGATAGAACCGAGACGCGTAAACCGTACTCGCAAGCGAAATTCGATCGTTAACGCCTTGTCCAAGAGCGTCCTGAATAATGGCTTGGATCACGTTGTTTTTCTCAGTCTCGTTCATGCTCGTACCAAAGAACGTAACTGAGATTTTTAGCGACTGATTTTGAGGTCTGACGATTTTGTAGTTATATGTAGCGTTGTAATACGTTTCGTCAATAAACTGAACTTCATAATCACCCGTGGTCCCGCAGCCGGCGTCTTTTCGCTGGTAAATCGTTCGGGCGATATCGGAATCCTCGCCTCCGACAATAGCGATCAAAATAGAATGAGGTTCTATAGACACGCCATACTGAGTTATCTCTGCATTGGTCGGATTCTCTAATACTCGAACATCCAAGACGCCCTCAAGAGCCGCTAAATTAGCCTCAATGGCCTCTACATAGCCTGTCGCATTAACCGCATAAGATTCAATCATGCGGTTTCTTAATTCCGCGTCCGTTTCTTCATCCCTGCCAATAACACCTGCAGTCGGATTAGTAATGGAATCCCAGCCGGCAATTGTTGTAACAATACGATTAACCGATCCTGCAGCTACCTCAAGAGGCCCGTGATTTATCGCCGTAAATGTCGTAGTCACCGAACCCGTATCGTCAATCTGAGCACCGTTGGCGGCTGAATGGCGGTATTGATTTCCGAGAGTATCCTGAGCTATGGCGCCGTACGGAATCACCGTCCCTTTTAAACCTGTAAGGACGCAATTTACAACGGTAGGCTCCGAAATTTTTCTGTCCAATCCATAAAGCGCTGCCAAAGCGTCTAAGTATTTGCCGGTCGCAGTCTCTGGGTTGGCCATATTAGCCAAGAATGCGATTTCAGAATTTTTAGCCTCAATTTCTGCGACGATTAAATCTAAAACTTGACCCATCGGTGAGCTGGGCTCAATGTTGAGCAACGGGTCGTTAGGGGATGTTTGAAAAGCCTGTTGAATTTTTTCACCTAAATCCTCTCGGATTTCCTGAGTGCTAGGCAATTCAATGCCTACCAGAGGATTAAAAATAATCTGAGCCATGATGGTTAAAAAATAAATGAGGTTGTTTCGTCTGAATCAGTGGTAATCGTGATTTCACCGTGCAGAGTTCGGGATTCTTCGTCTACATTAGTGACCGTCACTGACTCAACGGATTTAACGCCTGCAACCCGATTGCCTGCCTCATGAATAATTTGAGCTAAAACTGACGGATCGAGTTTTTTAGCAAGCTGCACCTCTTTCCACGCGATTCCGTTTTCCTGCTGGTAATAGGCGTCATTGGTCCATAGTCTGATTTCATTAGCGAGATTCTGCGCTATCGCTAACGCCCCAGAGGTGAGCAAAACATTCCCCTCTGGCGAGAGCTGTAAATCCCAGTCAGGACTTAATAAAGCTGTTTTTGCGGTATGCGGCATTTTCGCTGGTCCTAAAGATCATTTATCACTTTTGTCGCTATTGCTGAAATCGTTTCAACAGTAAGCGGAACCCCGAGCGACGCCGCGCCCGATTTGACTTTTTCCCATACGGTCCTATTTTTCAGTTTTTCAAGTAACTCATGGCCTCTAAGCGTAAGACGGGGTGAACAAAGACCATAAGAGTAATCGAAGTTTGTTCCTGTTTTAATCTGCAAACCTTCGACAAATTCGCCGTCTAAACACAATAGAAGATGACCAAATATTAACTTTTCTTGAGCTTTTGCCTCTGATTTCAGGTTTTCTCTTGTGTCGAAGTTTTCGAGCTGAACGGAATCGGGCAAAGCTCCCACGGTACTCAGGTAATCTGAGATACTTTCATCTTCGAATTTCTCCAATAAGCCTCTGATTATCTTCCAGTCCATTCTCATTTTTAGTCCTTATCGTTGAGGTTGACCGCTGGTAGTGTCGCCAGCTTGAACGCCGGTATGAACGTGCGTTGTAAGGCTGACGCCCTTGGCTTTAACGTCCCCGCTAAAGGTCGCATCAGCACCACCTGAACCGCCACCGCTAATCGCGCCGTTGAGATTGATTTGCGGCGAATTGAGAGAGATAGAAGTCGAACCCTTTAGCTCGATCGTTTTACTGTTAATCGTGCAGGAATCGGTTTTAATCACGACGCTCGCAGGCGCCTCAACTGTGATCTCTCCGCTATCTTCGATATGAATAAACGTAGACGGCGCCGGCCCCCAAAATCCGCCTATATAAAACGAATCGGAGCGGTCGAACTCTCTAAACGTCGCAGGCACCTTAGGCGTGTTATCGCCGTTTACGTTTGAAATATCATGCTTAGCTACGACAGCTAACCCGACATCCCCAACTTTCGGGTCACAAACGATAGCAGCGGTTCCATGCTGCAGACGAAAATACGGGAGCTTTGGAATAGTTGTAACTGCAATCCCTTGAGCCTCAACGTTTCTAGGCATGAGCAACGGTTTAACAGTTACATAACCGGCGCCTGATCCTGTTCCGGTTCTTTCCACTGCTGTAACTGTTACCGGGAACGCGGTGTAAACAGTTTTAGAGATCAAAGATTTAACGAAAAATTCTAATGCGTTAATGGGGCTGGATCCCGCGAAATCGTTGTAATTCGCACTGTATTCTTGACTGCTCATATCACCACCTCGGATAAATAGCTGTGATGTTTGTTTTCCATGACTGTGATCCGGGGTCGTTTGCGCATAGCTCATGACGCAGCCCCGTTATTTTCCAAGTACCTGAAGCTCTGGGTACGATCGTTTCTAATTTGAAATTCGCCCCAATGCGTAGATCAGGCCTGAAAAACGTAGAGACGTTAATTCCGTTGTTCGTGAACGTCGGATACCCGATCATTCCATTCGTTGCGTTTATTAGTGGAACTGATCCCTGAGTTTTTCGGGTGCCATGGTTTTTAATGAGTACGACTTTTTCATCATCAAAAATCAAATCAACACCAACGGCGTCAGCAATCCGCCTCATTTTTGTGACTGGATCACCATCGATAATGCAGTCTTTTATCGAAGCAGTGATATCGTTATTTTCCAGTGTGTATCCGATCTCTTTAGTAATCTGATCAATCAGCCCCGTTACCGTCTGATTACCGTTTACCGATATCGGCGGCTGGGGAATTAACGCGGGAAATAAGCCGCAGTTAGCCTCAATTTTAAAAACAGGAGAAGGAGCTGCGTTGAAGTCAGCCCATGCGTTAACAATCTCACCTTTAAAAACAACGGATAACGTTTTGTCCTTCTCGCCCGCAGAAATATTGATTTTGTTCCGCTTCAACGAGAACGACTTAAAACCTAGGTGCGTTAGACGCTCCATTGTTGCTAAGGACAATCCTCTGAGTTCGACTTTAGCCTTAGGAAACGCGGGACAGCCGGATTTTTCAATCGAGCACTTGACAGCGAACCCTTGAAACGTAACGGCCTCTTGCCCGTCTAACGTTACCGTAACCGCTACTTCTTTTTGCGTGTACGTCGTATTTTTATCAATTTGCGGTAGGAGCGACGGCATTTCCTGCCTCCTCGTAAACCAATATCCATCTTGAGTTGAGTCCCTCGTATTGAGGGTCTGAATTTCCTAAGGTATCGACAAAAAATAAACGCCCCGAAAATAGAGGCGTTGGATAACAATTGATGTCCGTCCCTACACAACACCTTCGCCCAGCGAATATCTGGACGCCCTCAACCAGTAGGTCACAATAGAGATACTCAGCAATCTGCCGCAACCTGATAACGCAGTTTTGACCGCCGAGCACACACGAGAACTCTTGAAACGGAAGAGCACTTATAACGATTTGGTTCATTTGCTAAATAAGTTGGTAATACTCTTTAAGAACCCTGGTTTCACTTGGGCTTGCCCGGTATTCACCTTATTGGCCGAGGTTGCGCGCTTTGGCGAGTACGAGGTTTTTTGCTGGCTTAGGTTTACAGAGACAATTTCAACGAACGAAGCGTGAACGTTGAGCATTGAGGCGCCCGTCGTTTGAGTTCGTGAAAAATCATAATGATCGAGCGCCATATTTCGCCAAATTTTGGCAGGGCTAAATATCGTGCAGGTGTCGGTACTGTTTAATCGCCTATCCAGCATGGCAAGGGCCAAAACCTGAATGGCGTAATTACCGTTAAACAAAAACTCCACGTTCACCCGTTCAGGTTCTCGCACAATGTTGAATGCTGCAAGTTGCCCGTTTTCGATGGGTTCTGTTGGTACCTTCGAGGATTTATCCGCGTCAATCGCACCTATAGAGGTGTAAGGAACGAACGGCAGCAGGTTATTGCCTACCACCGCCCAGCTAATCGACATTACTGAGTTTAGGCTTGCCATTTAACCACCACCTTGACGATATCCACTGGCCGCATTCTGCAGCATATCCTCATAATCTCCCTGACCTTCCATGACCGCACGGTAGGCAGCGTCATGTACGGCCTGAGGATCGGCGTTACCTTGGATATTAATGCTGACATCCGTTTTCATCGGCGCATTAATAACCGGAGAAGCGGCCTTAGGAACGATCGATGCTGCGGCGCCGGCCTGAGCTCCCGGAGGTGCTTTAATCGGTGCCTTCTTATCGTCACCCAATCCGAACCACCCGCCTACAACGTTTGCGGACTTGGACACCCAATCAGGCATTTCCAAATCTGTGAATATTTTGAGTTTCTCGTCAAACCATTTGAAAATCCCATCCCAGACAGCTTTAATTTCGTTCCCCGCCTTAACAAAGTTTTCCTTCATCTTTGGCACGGTGTTTATCAGATTAGCAATGTCTTTCGCTAAATCTCCGATAAATCCGACAACGGTTGTAATAACCGCTACAACCGCCTCGCCGAACGCCTCCATGAACATGTCTTTTAGAGGCGATAGTTTTTCTAGGAGGTCGGAAACCGCCTTCCAAGCATCTTTAAACGACTGTCTGACGTCTTGGATTTGTTTATCCGTGTAACCTACAGATTTCAGGAAATCCTCAAAGACACTCGGTCCGCCCTTAGTGAAGACAATCAAGTCATCGATAGCTCCGGCAAGCAGGAGAACTCCGGCAACGACCAGCCCGATCGGACTGAGCAGCTTGCCCGCCATCATGAGGGCAGATTTAGGCCCAAACGCCAATGCCGCTGCTGTAGCAATACCGGTTAACGCAATTTTGATGAATTGACTATGCTCTCCGATAAACAGCGACGCATCACCAAAAACCTTAACGGCCTTCTCAACCCATGGGATAAAAAACTTAGCAAACTGATTGCCGATATTTTGGATAGCCATTCCCGTGACTTGCCACGAGATTTTGAATCGACGTGCGTTTTCAGCGTCCTTAGGCGTTAATGCCAACTTGCGATATGTCTCAACCAACTCTCCCATCTGCTTGTTGTTTTGCAGAAAGACGGCGGCACTTTCTCGAGTTAATCCTAAGTATTTCAGAGCGTAATTGGCCTGAGCTCCCGTCATGCCGTTGAGCTGTTTTCCCATGCGCAGGAATACTTCTCCACTAGCGCCGGTACGCTCGGTAAACGCCTGCATAGCCTGCGTAAAAGCCTCTGCAGAACCTCCTGCTGCTACATTTGCCTTACGCCAAGCGTCAATCTCTGAAACGTTCATGCGAACTTTCTTTGAGATATCGTCAAGTTTGGCGCCTTCGTCTAGGAAGTTTCCAAACATGAATTTGGCGCCAAACATGGCGGCCAATGGTGCGGCATAGCTTTTGATTGCCGCAAATACTCGCTTGGCTACAGAATCGAGCTGAGAAAGCGATTTTGATGCATTCTTGGAGGATTTATCAACCTTCTTCCCTGCTGTCTCGCCGCTCTCTCCGACCTTTTCTACTTCTTTAGAGGTTTTCTTGGCGTTCTGACTTACTTCATCAAAAGATGCAGAGGCTTTGTTAATACCATCCGTTGAGTCACCAATGGAGTCGAGTTTTTCTCCGGCTGATTGAGCATATCCGAGCAACTGATTCAGTTTGTCGGATAAGACTTCAAAAAACTTGATTACGTCATTGGAATTGACGGATACATCAATAACTAAAGAGTCGGTTGTTTTGGCCATGATGTCATGCGCTCTTTTGCGCCACCCACGAGTTGTAGTTTTTAATTAGCAATGCCTCGTCTAATGCGTAAGCATCTTCCAGCGTTAGTTGAGTTTGTAGTTCGACTAATGAGGCCATTCCGCCCATGACTAAACGGGACATTAGAGGCGTGAGCTGAGTAGTGACCGCCACGCCCCGAACTTTCGCGCAATCTGCTAAGAACTCTGCTCTGCGGGGTAGAACTGGCGTATCAAGTCGGGAAAAAAACCGAAGTTCGCCTTGAAGCTTTCGATTCTGAGTTTGAGGATGGTCAACGGACTGGAGATATAGCCGTCCGCGTCATCGAAGGAGAATTTGATCTCGCTCTTACCATCAACCTTGTAGACCTCGGAAAGCAGCTCATCTAACAATGCCTTGGCTTCGACGTGTGGAACACTGACAAGCGCTTTGATCACGTCTCTGTATCCCATTTCGCTCTCAATATCGAGGTTTTTGCCGGTCATTAAAGCGATCCGAATCATCAGGTCTTCGGATTTGGTTGCAGGGAATGGGTAAATCTTGAAAGTCAGCTGATTACCGCCGTCGTCCAATTTGATAACTTTCGGTTCCTTCATTTAAATGCGCTCCATAGATTCAAAGTGGAATACCCAAGTTGTCGGCGCCAGAACTTTATTGAGTGCAGGCATCGGATTTGCCGTCTGCAACACACCATTAGAGAATTGGTATGTTTTGCCAATTGACGGGATTTTGATTGTCAGATTGCAAACATAGAGCTGTTTGTTCGAACTCATTGCCTCGTAAAGCGTAGTGAACGCGGTAGCTGTCGGAGAGTTAGCCTCCAGCGTGATCGTCACCGGATAAATATTCGGAGTAACGCCCGCTGCCATATTACCGTCAACGCCCATACGAGTCTCGGCAACCTGTTGAGAATCGGCGGCGATAGCGGCATCTGTCGAGAATCTTTCCAGCTTCAGACCGTTCGGATACAGCTCTTCAATCGTCATCACTGCTGACGCATTGGCGGATGTGATATCTAATTTCGGTTTCATTTTTATCCATTCCTAAATGAAAAACCCGCCATTACGACGGGTCTTTGTGGTTGTGAAATTTTGACTACATGACGGCTGTCAAAGGCATCTCAATTCGTTGGATACTGCCGGCATAGGTGTACCAAAGTCCCAAACGAGGGCTTCCTCGCTGTGTTCTAACATTTGCCGACGGAGATTCAATGAGGTACCAGTAACCCTTGGAGTAGAGATCTTGCTTGATCGTCGAGTTGTTGGTTTCTGTCAGCAACTGCTGAACCTGCGAGTTGGACAGTGCCAGCCCTGTATCAATCACGCCATTACGCTTGGCATCATTAATGGGATCGAGCAACCATGCCTCGACATAAGCAAAACCGATGGCGTTGTAAGGAGCGCGATTGATGGCCGCGAACCCGTCCATGATCTGGCGCTGGATGCGTGCCTTGAACCAAATCATGCCGTACAGAGCGTCAATCCATTGATAAATTCCGGAGAGCAGACAACCTCGGTTGATGAAATCAAACTCAGCGTTACGTGTTGCGAATGCGCCCACGTAATTGACCTTGAGATCATCCAATGCTTCAGCCACTTCGTCACTTAGAACAGAAGCCTTAATTCCGGAAGCCGATTTTGCGAACCACGTCTTAATGCCTTGGATAGCGGACCAATCAATAGAAGCGCCGACTGCAAGGAAGGCCGCGGCATCCTGAGCGGTACCGTAAACTATCGCCAAACAGTTGTAATTGCTTTCAGCTAACTGGGCGGCTTTCGTTGTGGACTGGGTAGATTGATCCAACATCTTTGTGTCTGTGGACCAATCAAAGTACACGTAGTCATCATCAATGTCTGCCCAGGCCGCTAAAGCGGAAGCCTCAGCCACCTCTGTCGCATAAAGAGTCGTGAAACCGACCCAGTTACGAGAAACAGAAGTCACAAGATTCATGTTCTGAGCAGGTGTCAGAGCATCAGCGCCTTGAGAGAGAACGGCGCCGGAATCCTCAGTCAATCCGAGCAATGCAGATACATCCGTTCCAGTGGTCGCCTTTGTCGCGAAGGAGATTGAAGCGGTATCGCCTGTTTCTGTGGTGGTCAGGATGATGGCATTTTGATCAGAATTAAAGGCGCCGGAAACCGCTCCGACTGCAGAAGCCAGCTCTGTTGCAACGTCACTGAAAGACTTAGCCGTGGAGAAGTCGAGGTTCACGACTTCTTTTTCTGTGCCGTTGACCGAAATCGTCAGGGAACCGGTCGTAATGGCTGTCAGTTCAGAAAGTTGAGCTGTGATCGGAGCTGATTTAATCCAAGCGGCGGCATCTGCATTGATTCTGCGTGCCACAAACAAACGATTGATCGCCTTCTGCTGATTGTTCACTCCGGAGAAGTATTGATTAGCAAAGTCGGCCTCAGGGGATTCGGCACCAAAATAATTCCCGACAGCGGCAGCGGTCACAAATTCCAGTGCCGGAGAATCTGCAGGAATCAGAGCATTCTGGGTCAGCAGCAGACCATTTGTTTCAAGATCGGCGCTCCCAGCTCCAATGATGCGAGGGGTGATAGAAACCAATCGATTAGCATTGATTGACATATTTTTCCTCAAAATAAAAAAGCGCCAGAAGGCGCCGACGATAATTTTTATGGAGCGGCTATGAGCCACACCAGAAACTCATTTATTTGAAAATATCCTTTACAGCCTTAATCGCTTTCGCAATCACCCAAACTGCGAGCCCGTAACCGATTAGGTAAACGGGAAGAGCTGCATACAAAGGAACGACAGTGACCATGGTTAGGGCCTCCGCTAGGTCGTGTAAAATGTTCATATTGACTGATTCCCTTGCAATCAGTTAACTCAAACCCCGCTCAGCTACCAACTGAACGGGGCTATTTTTTTTCATAAAATTCTTATTCTTAGGACTGACATCTTGACCGGCTCTTCGGGCCGTTCTACAATTCCGCTCATAGCTAGAGATTGTTCTGTTGACCGGTGTAAACCTTTCACCGAGCCCTTAGAAGGCGGTAATAGCACAGCGTCTCTGGCTTTTCTTTTTCTCATTTCAATTTCAAAAGAAGCCTTTTTCTTATCAAACCATCGGTTTCCTTCGGTGTTGACGTTGTACGCATGGAAGTCAGTGCGTGACGATTCTCCTATATCGACAGCCACTGTTTTTTTAATGCCATTAACCCTTACGTTTTTCATTTTTGTATGAAAGGCCACTTGCGGAGAATGGTTGACAGCCTCTTTCCTCCCGAAGTAGGAGCCTTTTTCTATTACTTCTGGAACAAAAGGAAGAACCTCTAGTATTTCTCGTAGGTGCCCAGAAAATTTCTTAAATTCCTTTCTCCCTTTGCCATCGAAAACAACAGAAACTGTTTGCTTCTTCCTAGATATCTCCACCTCAGTGCTAACCGAACCTCCTCGCAGTTCATTGTCGTAATAGAGGACGATAGCTTTAGCGGGATTACCTCCGGCCTTTTGCAAGTAACTATGAATATCCTTTGAGGGCGGACTCTCAATGAGATTTTTCCCTGATTTCGGATAGGACTGCTGGCTTTCTACTTTCTTTCCTACTTTCCCTTCCAGTTTGCCATTCTTACCGACTGGTATATGAGTGCCATTCACCGTTATCCACTTTGCGGCATCCTGAGCATCACCAGGGTTTGTTGCGTAAGTTCTCCCAAGCCCATACATTAGTCCGAGCTTGAATGCTCTCCCAAGTTTGAAAGCAAGTTGCTCGTTCATTCTTTTTCCTTCGGCGGGTAGCTCACATCAACGTTTTTCAGATCCACATCAACCGCACTAAAGAATCCCATAGAAACTTTGATCTGGCTCTGCATACTGAGGTGAATCATCAGCGTTGATCTTCGGACATAGTTATCTGAGTCTCCGACGATGGTTGTGTCTCTAGGATCGTCCGCATGAAGCAGGCTTATTCCTCTGTCAACGAAGAACTGCACGCCTACCTGGGACCGGCATATAGTCTCCAAAGCCTGAGCTCTCAGCATTGCATTCATGCCGTCCGAGCCGTTTAAAGTCGATGCGTAGCAATCGACCTGAACCAAAACCTCTGTAGTCGTTGAGAGATAAACGTTGTCATCGTTTTGGTCCTGCTCCCAGTCCTCGGCACTCGTCCCGTGTCGAACGCTGGAGATGTAGGAATAGATGACGTAATCGTTCCCCTCAGGAGGCAATGCCAGATTGTTCTGATTGCCGTAGAAAATGTTTTCCGGCGCCACCTCCGGAACTGCAAATATCTCAAGAAATTCTTGGATCGCTGTCCGGATGTTCGGGGTCAGATTTTGTGCTTTCATCTTCTTCCTCTACGATGTTCAGCTTCTGAGGCGTGGTTTGGAATGTGCAGCGGACCGCCTCCCAACCTGCGTCCGAAAAATCTTCGATCACCGCAGTGATCAACCACTGGCCTCCTTTGGAATCTTCGACATAATCTCCCGACCTCGCTAATGGCCTATAGATTGCCCAAGGCCGCTGCTTCTGGTCGCTCGATGCGTAGAGGTACAGGCGCCGGATGATGGTGTTCTGTCCGGCTAAGTTGGCATGGTCAAGAGCGCTATCGCCTTCGCTTTGAAAATTCCCCTGAATCTCTTCAGGCGGTGCGTAATACGCTTGGACGATTCCTCCTACATTCTTTTGGCCGACCGATCGATACAGCTTGAATTTTTCGTCAGCATAGTTGGCGTTAATTGCCTGGCGGACAATTGCGTGTAGGTTGAGAGACATTAGGAAACCTTCCAAGTTATGGAGCTCTGGAGGACGCCACTCAGCGTCAGAGGCTTTGTGGTCATCACGTTGTTAGGGAGAAGGCCTTTTCCTTTAGATTTTTTGGCCTTGTCCATTTCTCCGCGAGCTTCCAGTAAAGCCATCGTGAGTTTGGACCGTTTTTCGAAGGAACCTGCTGGGATACCTGCATTTCGAATAGTTTCCTTAATATCGTCCGTCGCCATTTGGCCCATAATTCCAAGGGAATGCTGAATATCGAAGGTCTTGAGAAACCTTGATTTGAATTTTGCAGTCCAATCTGATCGCCTTTTAGCGTAGGTATCTCTCATGAATGGGCGCGCCGGAAGATGCAACGTCCCAAAATTTTGGATGTAATTTCCATCCTTATCATGGATTGGCAGGTCTAATATCCCCGATAAATACGCATTTTGCTTCCCTGATACCCTTTGCACCCAACCGTACTCTAAGTACATAGCATAGGTCGCCACATCAGGGATCATGACTCCAACTTCAAGCTTCTTATTTTTTTCAGCTTTAAGTTTGTCTGCCAGCTTTTTGAACGCATTGTTAGATGTGATGTTGATGCCCATCGTCATCCCCACGGGTGATAATTATTTCCGGGATAAACTCTGCCGCCGATTCGGTATTTGGCAGTCAGCGTCCAGTACATGGCGCCGCATTGGGTTTGAGCCCACCAATCTCCGACAAAAGTATTCGTTTTCAGAAGGTCAAAGCTAGTACTCACACTTCCCTGCGTAGCACTAGCAATCCTGCCAACTTGACCATTCGGTTGCTGGCTAAGTGTCAGCAGGTGGCAGGTTACAAGATCAAGGAGTCGCTCCCTCGTATAGATCTTGTTATCCGGATCGTAAGGAGCAAAGCTGTCGGCGTCCGTATTTCCTACGAACTCCACCGCCAAATCAAAGTAGAACTGCAGAGTATCGTCTGGGAATTTGACTTCATCAGAAAACGCAGGATGAAGGATTCGAAATTTTTCAGGATCAAAGACGACGACAGCCATTTTGTTAACCTTCTTCGTTCTTAACTTCTTCAACGTTGACCGATTCAGGATCGATCGGATTGAGCCCGTGAGACGCTTCTTTTAATTCGTCCTCTCGGCCTCTGAATTCTTGAACTGATTTCATCTCAAGCAGGCACGGAATACCGCCGTTCACGCCTGTGAATACAGCCTCCTGACCATGCATGCGCTTGATGTTTTCCCAGTCCTCTTTATCGATCTGGAATGCGACAGAGTTTCCCTTGCCCAGCAGGATCCCGTCACGTTTTCCTCTAAGCGAATCATTTACGCCCGGGAAGATGATCGTCTTTGTTCCGCCATTGCCGTTGGGCACATCATCAAATTTGAGGCCGTGGGCCAAGGTGCAAGCAATGATCACGGTGGACTGAGTTTTAGCAGCGCTCTTCTTCTGGGTATTGCTGAAGTTGTCTGCGACTACCTTTCCGGATGTTGCTTTCTGATTTGTGGTGTTGGTACGAGCCATTATTTTCAATCTCCTAAGAAAGAGGCCCGAGAGATCGGGCCTCCGTAGCTGGTTATTTCAGGTTAGACGCCAAGCATTGTTGCGACGAGACTGGGCCGACGAATAACAGCGCCCCAAGTTCCGCCAACGACCTTCTGCTTGTAGCTGGACATTTCCGGAACCACACGACCCAAAAAGTATTTCTCAGAGAATGCGCAGATACCGGTTTCAATGCCAAACAGATCCGGGACGGTCATGTACAGCATTTCACCAGCAGTTGTAGTCAGCTCAGGAAGCTGAACTACTTCGATGTTGGGGAAGGACTGCTTGAGCATGGACATGGCCGTAAGACCGAAGGAGTTCGGTTCGGTCAAGTACGGAGCTCTGGTGTTGCTGACAGCGAGAATAATGCGGGAGTTCTGGTCAACAAGACCGCCGTTGTTCTTACTGATTTCAGCCCACAGCTTGTTAATGTCGTTATAGACAATGTTTGCAGTCTTTTCAGGCTGAGCGGCGCACTTATCCGCCCACGTAGAGTTAGCGGTAGAACCCGTGGTGATGGAGATCGGAGAAATCGAAACGTTCAGGTTCGGGTCATTTAACAGACCGTAGACCTTCTTACCTTCGACACCATAAAGCGCGAACTTGTTGTGAGCCATTGCCATAACGTAGGCAGAGGCCTGTTGTTTAGAAGAAACAACATTCAACTTGGCCTTGGACGCAAGACCGACTTCGCGGTCGCCATACTTGATGACGGTCTGGAACAGGAAGTTTTCACGAGTCGGGTACTCCACGTTTACGTCTGTGGAGACGTTCTCTGCGAAGTCAGAGTAAGGAGTCACATTGCCTGCGTATTCTTCGACCGGGAAGGTGAAGAAATTGTCAGTCCAATCCCCTTTGCGTTCTTCGCCGAAGATCTTTGTAGCGTTCTGGGCGGCAAACAGGATGGGGACGACCTGCGGGTCAATGAATGTCGTGAAGACTGACGGGACGCCGACAGACACAGGAGTCTGCAATGCAGCATCTCGAGCCATTGCCTTAACCGTTGCATCGTAATCGACGTTGATCTTACCTTTGGCGTCTGTGGAATAGGACATGAATCCTTTTGCTTCCACACCATGCACGCCTTTTTGCTTTGCTAATTCAAAATCGTTCATTTTTTACCTCAGATTAGGATCCACTCGCGGCAGGCTGATAACCGAGGCCGTGATTGGAAATGATGATCGTGTCGCCTTTTGCGCCAGCCGTCTGAACCGTCCAACCAGTGTCATTTGCGGCGCCGGCATCACCAAACGTGATGGCGCCGGTAGTCGGATCACAGAGAACAGCTTGACCGAGAGTTGCGGCCGCAGGTGCGACGATGTAGTAATCGCCTCTCACTGCAATCGTCAGTTCAGATCCTTTCGGATAAATGTCCGGAGTATCTGTGCCCAGCTCGATGGACGCCGTGAACGTGCGCTCAACAAAACCGATCGGTTTGGCCCCTGCAGAGCCCTTCAAGGATGCGATTGGGAATTTCACGGCTGTTCCGGTTGTGGAGGCGGCTACAGCAAACGCAAAACCACCGCACTGGACAGTACCGTCAGACAAGTAGTTCTGAGGCGTGTAGACGGCCTGATTGAATGCAACCTGCTGTCCCGGAATACCGATAGCAGGATAGAGACCTACAGATTTTTGAAGCATCAAAAAATCTCCTATTTATTTAACATTGTTCAAAATTGCGCTGACGGCAGTCGGCTTCTCGGTCACCTTGGCGCCGGAGTCTTTCGCACCAGCTAAGGCCTTTCGACCCTGCATGTAGGCGCGATACGCAGAACGAGCTTCGGATGCGGGGATGTTTTTCAAACCGAGTTTCTTGAGTGCTGCCACATAGATGGAACCTGCGGAGTCATAGGATCCGGCACGGATAACACCTAACACCGGCTTGACTTCTTCGATTGCGGCCAGTTCAGAGTAGATGGCGTTTCGGAGAATCTTCATGGAGTCAGAGGCAGAACTCTTTTCTTCTTTGCCATCATCAGGTTTCGGATCTTCATCTTGTGCGCCTTCATCTTTCTTCTGGGCGTAATTCAATCCGGCAGCAAAAGCCTTCTTCTCTTCTTCAGAAGCTTCATCAAGACCACAGGATTTCAATGCATCTTCCGCTTCTTTTTCGAGATAGCGTTCTTCGCCTTCGCGTTCGTGATCAGAATCGATGCGTTTAGGATCGTCCTTTTCACGTTTTTCGCCGTAGAGAACGCCAGCCTCAAAACCAGCCTTGAAGTTCGGATCCTTCATCTTTTCATCAAGTTCCGGATCGTCGTCCTGAGCCTTTTTTTGATCATCAGGCTTAGGATCTTCGTCTCCTGTAGCCTGAGAGTAAGCCAGGTCAGACAGAGTGGTCTTAAGCTTTTCAGCTTCTTCGTCCGTCAGGCCTTTTGCCTTCAGTCCTTCGATGATTTTTTGAATCATCGCGTCTTTGTCATCATCTTGAGCGCCGTCAACGATTTTTCCGTTAGGATCAACGGAATGCAAATCGATAATCGCCTTTGCTAACGTCACTTCAGCCTGCTCAACAGCGTCATCTTTTTCCATATTGAGAAAGTCCTTATTAGAATCGCGAACTCTTACCTCAGGCCCAGCGCGCCCAGTTTCAACAAGCGCAAGATGGTTCGCTCTGATCTTGCGTTGCACATAGTCGTATTTCTCTCCATCAGGTGTCTCACCCGGCGAGAAGTCGGGCTCGAACGTGTACGCAAGACTCAACTCACGCATTGAACCGTCTTCGATCCTGCTGCGTGCGTCCTTGTCGTAAATGTGCAGAGAGTTAACTAAAAACGGAGCCTCAAAAGCTCCGTCCGTTCCGGTAGTGCCGACCCGAGTTTGTTTGTTCTCGGGGGCTCCGTGATCATCGTGATGCTCAAGATGAATCGGGATACCGTTAATTGATTGAATCGTTTCGGGAGAGCTGAGTTCTTCGGGCGGTCGATAGGCGTGATAAATCTTCTCCGGATCAAGTCCGAGCTCTCGCCAGCCTGCAATCTCCTGGCCGTAATACGGAGCAACCTGAACTCTTGTCAGCGGAGATTTTTGGACATGGAGGAAACCATTGTCATCAACAGATCGAACGCTCACAGAATCAATTGCAACCGTGCGTTTTAGATTTCCCACAGTAATAACCTCGAATATTGTTTAATCCGGAAGAATGCTTCTGAACTGGCATCTGCACCAGTAAAGCTCACCTGGCATCACATTCCGCCCGACTTCCTTGTCGTAAAGACCCTTAGAAAGATCAAACTCTTTGCCGTTCATCTCAATGTGGCTTTCTCGACTGGTGTACTTGCCGGGGACGTGAATCCAAACCCCGCGAGTAATGCCCAAACCTTTGCAGTTAGCCTGCTGAATCTGCTGATTCAATTTGAGAGTTTGGTCAATTGCCACACGCTGAGCTCGTTGAGCTGTAAACGAAGAAGAACGGCCAAGAGCTTCGACAATCTGCGAATAGGTACCGCGACCTTCATACGCATCCATAAAGGCCGCACGGATGTTTGTCAGCTCAGACGTTGTGATGTTGCTGATGAGGCTTGTCGTGTCGGCGACCATACGCGGGAGCTCATTCACTGCCTGTGGCGTAATGAAAAAGTGCTTTCGCGTCTGCCTCATCTCGTAGGCAAAAACCGAAGCCGGAACTCCTGCAGCCAGCAGTGATGCTTTCTGGGCCGTTGAGACATCAGTAGCGAGATTCTTCACGTACCATTCAGCGATCTGACGTGTTTCCCGATCTGCGGTTTTCATCCAGTTGCCCATGTTGCGGGCAATGAAGTCATCAACATTGCGACGGAATCGATCAGGATCACGAAGAACCAAGCGGTTGATTCGTTCCTTGATATTCCGAAGCCGTGCGCGATCGAGAGGATCATCCGGACGGAACGTTAAGGAAGCGTCCTCGGTCAATCCTCCAGCATCAGACAGATAAAGAAGTATCTCGTTGAGAATCCTATTTCTGAAGGACTTCAAGAAGGTGTCGAGCTTCCTTTTGAACTTCGCTTGTCTGCCTAGATTCGGCTGAACGGCACGAGCAGTCTTCATTAGAAAATCTCTCCAGCTTTGTCTTCATCAGTCTTCGGCGCCGGCGCCACGTTCTCAGCCGATCGCTGTTTCAGGAAGTTGTTCATCAGCTCATTCTGCTGACTGGGATCATCAGTCATGAGTTCGCCTTCCATCCCCTCCGGCAATTCTTCCGGAATGAAGTCCAGACCCATATCTGAATCACGGCGGACAAACTCGCGGACTTCTTCAGCGCTCAGAACATTTCGATCCTGCAGCACTGCCAGCATGTCGACCTTTGTCTTAGCTGTGATTGCTGTAGCAGCGGCATCGGCCTCTCCGAGTTCGTTGAACTTGAATGTAACGGACGGATCAACATGACCAAACTCAACCAACTGGATAGCCTTCAAGACGGTTTGAATTGCGTCTCGATTGAGCTCCTGCTTCGACTTGATATGGTCGTAATAGTTCCGGATATCGCTCTGACCGGTCGCATTGAAACCGCTCGGAGAGATTCCGAGGAGCTTGACCGCAGGCGTACGGTTGATGGCCGCAATGAATTCCAGAGCTTGCCGTATGATGCCTTCAACTCCTGAAATAGTAAGAGTGATGTTCTGCAGATCCTCGGAAGAGTCACAAGCGAAAATGGCCTCATTCGAGCGATAACGCTTTAACAGCATCATCTTTGCGTCTAACTGCTCGATGCCGCCAGTTTGCAGCGCTTCGGCAAAATTCGTTTTGAATACCGTGAGGTTCAGTTTCTCCAGGATGCTGACGCCTGTTTCTCTGGCTTTATTCCAGTGCAGAACATAATCCCAAAGAATCTGAGCTTGTGGGATTCCAAGGAAGTTATAGGCTGGCCTCAGAAGTAAAGGAGGCTCATTGTCCACGAGCCTGATCATGCGGGAAGCGTGAACCTCTTGGCCGAAAACAAACCAAGACTTTGGCTTTAAGTAATCATCTTTGAGCGGCTGGTTTGCGTTGTAGAAGCCAGGCGAAACATTGACCGGATCAATGACAATAAATTTGACCGATTTATCCTCGCCAACCAGTTCTGCTGATTTGTCAGAGTAGTTGAGAGGAAGCTTTAACGCTTCTCCTTCGACCCCAGTGTCAACAAAGATAAAGGCTCCTCCCATGAAGCCGACGATGCTCAGGGCTTCATTAAAAAGCCTTCTCAGTCGATATTTGTTCTCCTGCAGATCTTGGAGCGTCTTAACGTTATCCGCCGATTCGTCTTCACCGCCCTCCACCTGAATCCATTCTCGACACATGTCATCCGCGACAGTCTGAATGCAGGTGCGGATCATGCCGTTTTGCGCGATATTCTGAAGGACGCCATAGCCGACAAACGATGTCATCGGGAACTGGCCTAAATCCAAGGCGTGCTGTGTCAACGAGGCATAGTACGCATTGAAACTCGAGCCAATCGCGGCATCATTTGTAAAACGAGACTCTTCTTTCTCCGGCTCTTTGGTGTTCAAAGTTATCGGAGGATAAAAGAGCGTTTTAGCCTCTTCCGGAGAGAACGATGTTCTAGGAGGCACGAAGCGAGAGCCTGCCGCATCGATGATCTTTTGATTGATCTTTCTGCGTTTGTTTTCGTCTAGTTGATTCATGATTTTCAAAATCTAAAACGTGCCTGCTGCATCTGCTCTCTAGTCAAAATGACGCCTGAGCCGTTGCGGAAATAGTTAAGACATTGACTTAGGGAGTCGACACAATCATCGTGGGCGCCGGCTGGGAAATTCAGCAATTCAGCTTCAAATGCACCCATCCATGGCGTTTTCTTCGGATCCGGCAAGTAAACATTGCCAGCCTCAAAAAACGGCGTAATCGCGCTCGCACGGGCCTCCTTAGATTCCTTCGGAGTAACCGGAACAATGCCGCTGACGGTTTTTTGAAGTTCAGAGATAATCGCTGATCCGTTCGCTTTGTCTTCAACCAACTTGCGTAACGCTTTGGGCCACTTGTGCGCAAGAATGAGGAACATCTCACGTGTTTTAACGAAGTCCCACTGACCTCTAACTTGATCAAGCAAATAAAAATTAGCGCCTTTCTTTCCCCAAACTTGTCCTACCACATAGTCGGAGTTCTTCGAATCCTTAAACGTCATGTCCCACGACGTTACGATCTGATCAAACTCAGGAGGCAAGCTCGATTCCGTCCAGTATTTGAACCATTCGGCTTTGAATATGTTGCCTCCCTCCGGGATCGGATGCTGCTGATACAGTGCAGCCCAATCCCTCGATCCGACAGTTTTCTGAATCTTTTTAAGCTGATCTAACGAATAACGCTCAGGATGCAGCGCCTCGCCTTTCCGCCTATGGATTTCATCATGCTCAGCAATCGCAGGATAGTTAATGACCGTAAAAGTATCGCCCTGTCCGTTCTCCATGTTTTCAATGAGGCGCCCAATGAGATCGTCTAAGTGCCACCTCGTAGCCATGACGATCACACCACCGCCCGGAGACAAGCGTGTATACGCCGTAGATGTGTACCAGTCCCAAATAGACTGTCGCACCGTGGCACTATTCGCCTCTGCGCGATCTTTCACGGGGTCGTCGATAAGCAAGCAATCTGCGCCTTGACCGGTGATGCCTCCGCCCACACCGCAAGAACGGTAGGCGCCAGCATGACCGACAATCTCAAATAAATCGGATGTCCGAATGTACGACCCTCGCGAGTCCGGACGGACTCGCGAGCCATTTAGCGTCGTTTCGGGGAATATCTCTTGATATTTTTCATCATCGATAATCCGCTGAACGTCACGATTAAAACGCTGTGATAAATCTGCGCTGTAAGACGTAGCGATTATCTGAAGATCGGGAAAACGCCCGAAGGCATAGGCAGGGAAGCGGCGGGAAACCAACTCACTTTTACCGCTTCTCGGAGGCATGGTAATAATCAACCGAGGAGATTTCCTATCGGCGACAGCCTGTAAAAAGTCATCAAGAGCAGTGCATATCTCACGATGAACCCATCCCATTAGGTAATCAGGTTTGGTGTACGTAGTGAAATAAGCGAGCGATTTACGTGCCTTAGCTAGTCTGATCTCCTGTATCGTTGGAAGCCGCATTCACAATACCCTCCAGCGCGTCTAACTGTTCCAAGGTGAGCTTGCTTAGATCCAGCTGGTTAACTTTATCGACCTTGACCGGTTCACCGTCTTTTCCAGTGATCTCCTTCCTGTCAGTCTCCTTCCACCCACAGCGACTCTTCATGTAAAAAATGGTCGCTGCCGGATTCCCCTCTCGAATGAGAGCCATCAACTTTCCGCCAACAAAGGCGTTTGCCTTAGCCTTTCCCTTTTTTATAGCGGTCGCAAAATTCGCAAAATCTTTTTTTCGATTCTGTAGGGTTCGATAACTGATCCCGAGCGCGAGAGCGATCTCCTCCTCGTTGTCACAAACCTGAGCCAGTTGTTCAACCTTCTCTAGGTCAATCTGAATGCGTGGACGAGTCCGCTTCTTTTGAACTTTTTCTTCCATGCCTTCAACCTGCCTTTGGTTAACCGGTCATATCGATGATCTTCTGAATTAGATCCTCGGGTCCGAAACTCTTAACGAAATCCTGAACCTGCTCTTTGTATTCGATCGGAATTGAGAGCGTCAGATTAAAGCTGTCTGCCTCGGGTTCATCTTTTTCCGGTTCTTCCTCAGCGGGTTCGGTAGTTCCACACAACAAAGCATTCAGCTCCTCGTCTGAGAAACCGGTGACTGGCGACAAATCTGTATCCTGCAATTCCTGCAGCTCAATTCTCAAGAGATCAATATCCCAACCAGAATTAAGAGCAATTCGATTGTCTGCGAGGATAAAGGCTCTCTTCTGAGCCTCAGATAATCCGGTTAATTCAATTGTCGGTATTACCTTCAGTCCGAGCTTCTTAGCCGCCTTCAGGCGTCCATGTCCGGCAATCACTCCACCCTGTTCATCAACCAGGATAGGATTGTTGAACCCAAATTCCTTGATCGAACTGGCGATTTGATTCACCTGTTCCTCAGAATGCGTCCGGGCATTATTTGCGTACGGAATCAAGTCATTGACCGGCCTGTAGAGAATTTTGAGTTCAGATTCTTTCATAGCTTTAAAAAGGTGCGCCCAGCATTTTCAGCCGAGCGCACTCCAACCAACCCCAAGGAGATAGTTTGTTAAGGCGGTTTTCTCCGCCATTCTCGTCAGGAGAATTAGAAATCCAGCGGAGTGAGCATCTTCCCGTTGGGAATCTAGGCTTGCTGGATGTTGTAAATGGCTCGGTGCTTAAGCCCACCGAGAGGCTGGCGGTTTGTCGATAAACGTTGTGGACAACAATGAAACCGCAAGAGAAATCAAAGAGCCAAGCAACCCAAGATAATTGACAGAATCAACATGAAATTGATTGTCCGGAGTGCATAGCCTCGTCTGTTATGGATGGCATTAAGTGCATCGATTGAGCGCTGATACTGTTTGAGCAAATCCTTCTGGACGGATAGAACTGGCACATCATCTTGGTAATGAGTGTTCAGCCATCTCAGGTAATCCTTGCAGATTCCGGAAGGATAAGCAGCGCCGCTTGAAAAGATAATCGACATCAGCAAGGACGCAAACCCTAAAGCAGCGGAAACAACTGCCAGCCACAACCTCCAGCCTTGGAAGAAATGGTTGTCGAATAGATAAAACAGGACACCGAGAACCACGACGCAGAAGCCTTGGTAGAAGGCTAGCCGCTTGGTTTGCTCCGGAAGCTCGGCGATAATTTTTCTATCCAGTTCGGCTTTGGCGGTATCGATAAGGATGGATGCAGTCTGGATGTCGTACTTATTAGGTTCGATCATAAAAGTTCCGTTGTTGACCTCTGAGAGGCAACAGATAACAAAAAAGCCCCGGAATCGGAGCTCTCGTATTCGCCTGACTTAACCCTCAGTGTCTCGTTCTCTTCGGACACACCGGTTCCTCCGCAAGGAACCGTCATCTTTAAGCCTTTAGGCGGCCTGGCAAACAGGCTTGAAATTGTCTACTTGTGACTATACACCAAAAAGAAGCCCCTCGGGCTGGAGGGGCGGAGTTTCAAATTTCGATTGTTAGGCAGCGTGCGTCAACGCCCAATACTTGTAACAGTCAAGGTCTTTGACTGAAAATCCGAGATCATCGAGCGAGCGTTCGAGCTCAACAAAATTAAGGTTGTTCACAACGTCCCAAAGTTTACTTGCGTCGGGTACATCCAAAGCCAGCATGACCCGCATTGCCTGCATCAGAGGTTTTCTGAAAAGGTAGCGCTGGTAGTAGCAGAACACTTGCAGGGTCTTCAAGAAATCCGCGTAAACAACGTATCGTTGTCTTTCAGTCTTGGTAGGCTCAGAGGCTGGCACTTCAGGTACGCTCAAGTCAACTACTTCAATAAAACGCAGGCAGTCCTCGAACTGCGATTGTTTGAGTTCCGTGTAGCGTGGGATTTGGTAGCGCGCCTTGATTGCGCGGTAGATCGTCTGATAGTACACAGCCGTTTTCTTTGCGCGTCTTGCTACTGCCTGTTGGATGGCAACTTGTTGCGCGTTGGTGATCGTGTCACCTGTTGGAACTTCGTAGCGTCCGGCCCTGCGAATAGCCGGTAAAACCTCATTCGTGACCCAGCGCTTGAATTGTTTTGCCTTCGGAAGTTTCGAGCCGAAGATCAAGGCATACAGGCCGCTTTCGTTTACGCAGTTGACTAACTGTTTGCCGCCGTTGGTTTGAACCTCGACTTTACAAACGTCTTCGGGGTCGCAGTGAGTTTTAACTGCATTGATAGTATCTTTAAATCCAAGAGCTAAGCAGACCTGCTTTGCTACAAAGAGCGGGTTAAGAACTGTGCCGAGAATAGTAAGAGATTTATTCTCAAATGTGAAAGATAAAGCACTAGACATAATTGTCTCCTAAACAAGTTTTTGGACTTGTCTCCACACGCCAATGTGGAGAGCAAGGCTTTTGGGATTGGCGTCCCGTAGTTTAGGTTACGGCGTATCTTTAGATACTCCCAAAGCCTCGCTCATAAGAGACTTTTAAAGGAGGTGGCGTTTCGCCATCCCCTTGCAATCAGCTATAAAAAAACGCCTTTCGGCGACTGATCGCCTAAACCCTTGCGGGACGCCAATCCCGCGCTGTTGTTCAACAGCGAGGTCAGTATAGCGAGACTCCGAGAAAAAATAAATAGGTTCATCTTAAAAAGCATCTTTAACCTTCCTTTCGTTGATTTGTTCGAAATATCGAATTCGAAAAGCGAAAAATATCAAGGCATCTTCAGTCCACCGATCAAGCTTTCTCCGCTTGATGTTCCAGATTCGCTTACCTGCCTTGCTCAATGAAGACTGGGAGCCAAACACATATAGCAGAACAATCAGTTTCGCTGTCCGGACATTCAACCCATGGGTTCCGATAGAGAGAACTTCGGTTCCCGGCGCCGAGAAGTTTTGCCAAACGACATTGAGAAAATCCGCGTCCCTCATGTCGACTTCGCGGGCCTTCATGCCGCTGTTGCCATCATCCTCTGTGTAGTCCTCTGAAAAATCAGTCTTGTTTCTTGTCAATGCGAGCGCTCTCTCTACCGCGTAGGCAATTGAGACATTTTTGACAACACGGTCACGGTATGCACGGCGCCAGTTGTCCAAACGAGGTCTGAGATCATCAATGAGTTTTTGTTCTGTTTCTGTCATCCAAGAGTCCTCAAGTAACTAAACGTGCAGTAGAGATAAATAATTCCGATGGCCGATAACCCAAAGAAATCCAACTTTTTCCTGAGCTTGTCGCGGTGCTCCAAAAAATCCGCAATCTTCTTAGCGACCCAAAGAAGGGCGAAGATTGCCATCACAGAATTGAGCCACCAGAAAACAAATGCTTCAACGTTAAAATGCCTGAACATTCCAACCCCCTCCCTCTTTCTTCGGTTTCGGCGTAACGACAAACAGCGGAATCGGGCACTCATCGGCACAGACTTTGCATTTCACCTTTGCATCTTCTTGGAAGATCCTCAAAGAACCCTTAACCTCATGCAGTTCTAGCGTTTTATCCGGACGCATGACCAAAAAATCAGGCGTGTATGAGCATCGGTTTGAGGCAATCTTCCACGTGAAGCGCTCGAACCAATATTTGAGGATTAACCCGGCGTTTTTCTGTTGCTCCAAGTAGTCCCGATAAGCGGCCTCGGTTCGATTCATTTCACCGACCTTGAGCCTGCCTTTTGCTTGTAAAAACCTTTTCATTTATCCCTCCTAATTGAGTTTGTGTTGTTTGGTTGAATTCTTTGATGCTGTTTCCAGAACATTAGAGTTCCGTTGAGCGATGATCTGAGCGTGCGAAGGCCAACGTTCAAACTGTGAAAAGAAGTCTCTCCTGCGTTGAATTTGCTCGTCTCCCGCTTGTTCAAACACTGAGCATCTAGCAAACGAGACTGGATAGCACTCGATGCCGGCGCCTTTGTCCGGATGGTGGCAGTAGATGTTCATGTCCCCAAAGGACTGCTTTGGAGGAAGATGCTTCTTTCCGTCTGGACCTATCCAGAAGGCCTGAGCATGAATGCAGTAGAGACAGCACCCGCTCATTTACGCCACCTGATGGAGCCGATAATGGCTCCGATAAAGATTCCGACAACCCAGGCCACGCAGTAATCTATGTTCGACCCGCTCCATGCAAACCAGAAAATATCTGCTAAGTAGAGGACCCCACCGATGCAACCGAGCGATAGAACAAAGCTCCTGAAATCAAAGCTCATACTTCCATTCCTCCCAGTCGGACTGTTCACCGGTTAAATCAGAGTTGCGCTTCAACAATCCCCAGGCCTTAAGAGTCGCCTTCCTGACTTCATCCGGGTCAGCACATTCGTTAACCCAATTGAACCACTTAGATATGGATTCCCCGTATAAGTCCTGGTATCCCTTAGCAGTCAAACGTAGGACATCCTCTTCCTTTATTCTGTAAATTTGCAATCTTTTTCTCCTCTCGGATTTCAACGGCGGCCTGGACAAGCAGTCCGAACAGCACCAAATTGACGAAGACCACCGGCGCCAAAATGATCATCAACAGCTGCCATGCACTCTCTGACATAAAACCTCCTAAAAATACGGTTCAGGAGCTGGCTCTGACTTCGTTAGCTCGAGCCACGGCCTCACCGGTACACGCGTCCACGACGTGCAGAAATTCAGACTGGCGTTGTCTCTCCAAAGCTTGATGAACCCTTCCCAAGCTCCATTTCTCTGCTTGCACAGGTTCAAAACAAAATCGGGCTTGGTGTCATCGACATCCTTTCCCTCTGCCTTTTTCTGAATCTTGGAGATATCACGAGCCAAGACGAAAACGTTGAATGCAATGTTGGTGATGTTGGAGCTCCCCTTGATTGATTCCTTCGTTGCGGAATCAAACACCGAATAGGTTTTTGAACCGCCGTCTCCACGCTTTCGGCAATGGGCAACTACCACGATGTGGACGTTGTTGACCTTTGCAAACTCGACCAGTTTGCCCATAACGTAGTCGGTTTCTTTCTTGTCCATATCGTCTCTAACGCACATCATCAGAGAATCGACAAAGAGGATGTTCGACTGGTAGTCATGGACGGCGGAATCCAGCAGGCGCAACAGCTCATTGGGCGCAACTTTTCGCTGCAGATCGCAAATCCGCATTTTTGAGGCAAATTGTCGAAAAAACAGATCAACATCCGGCGCTTCAATTTTTCGCTTGTTCTGACTGCAAACTGTCTGCATGAGCATGCGTTCAATCGTTCTAACCGGCGCCATCTCAAAAGAAGCGATGTACAGAGAGGCTCCGCAAGAAATTAGGTGCAGTCCGATCTGCCCCAGCAAAAGAGATTTACCGGAACCGTTTTCACCGGCCAATACCGTCAGTTCTCCTGGTCGGAATTCAAAATCTATCGGTCGGCCGATGCACCCTTCATTGGTCTGTGTGAAGGGAAGCGTGAACTTGGACACATGAGTCTTCTTCGCTTCCAAATAGTTCTGAAAATCGTTTTTGAACTCGAGAACGTCCTTGTTGATGAAAAACTCAGGAGACTTGTACGCCCTGCTCTCGTAGTCGGCGAGCGATGTTTCTATCTCGGCTCCGCCCGTCGGATCGCCCCAGTAGTCATCCAGCTCAGGCGAAACGCTTGTATTTTTTGGATTCATAGTCAAATTTCCATGCAATCAGTTGTTTGTTTTTGAACATCACCGAGACGACAACGGCGGCGGGTAGGGATTTGGGAATTTCGAGCATCCAACGACGGACGGTTTCTCTGAGTTCGGGCGTATCGTCGACATCGATAAAGTCGATCAGAACAGTCTTGCCTCGGAGAAATTCAGCCTTGATGTGATTGGGTTCGTCGCAGAACGTAAACAGTATCGTCGGAACCTGTGGTCGTCTTCTAGGCAACACCTCAATTTCATCTTCGTAGATCGCATCAGCCTGATAGAGAGCCAGCTCACTGTCAGTCAGGCGAGGGAAAAAGACCAACTGGGTAGTCGTAAATGCGTCCGGATGCTCGTAAAACGTTCTACCCTGATCGTCTCGAACAACGGCAGCAGCGGCAAACATCATTTCTGCTCCTTATGGTTCGGGAGGTCCTTAATGTCGAATGCATTCATTCCCGCATGGAGTTTTTCGATGAACATGTCTCTAGCACCGATCGAATACGTAACCGGAGGAAGTTCTTTGTTGTATTCGGCAGCCGTGACCCACACCGCATTGGGATTTTTCCATTCGTCTTTGACGTATTCCGCCTTAAAACCAGTCCATCCTTCCGCCAAAACTCGCTCGATTGCCTCGGTCATGGTCCATCCTGCTTTTTTACATTCGGTCTGCATGAGCTTGAGGGCGTACGAGTTGAACGGCTTTTTTATCGCCTTGCGATGTGCAATGAAATCATTCCAACGGTCAATGGGAACGTCATCGGGTTTTTGAAGTGCAGACGAATCATTTTTGACTTTCCCGCCTTTTTGAACCTTTTCCGTTTTGGAAACAGTTGGCTGAGTGTCTTTCTCTTCTTCTGCATTCAAAAGCGGAAGTTCTTCCTCTGTTGGATCGGTTTTTGAAAAAGAAGGTTTTTCAGATACACGCCCCGCGAAATTTTCGGAAACTTCCGGATGTTTTTCGCTCTTTTCTGTGCGTGTATATGTTTCTTGTTCTTGTTCTTGTTCTTGTTCTTGTTCTTGGCTTCGGAGGGCCTTGGAAGGGGCTTCTAAGGGGCTTTCAAAGATCTTATTTTCTCCCTGTGTTTTGTTACAGAACTCTTCGAAATCAGGGGCCGGAATATCCTTGAACCCAAGGTTAAAACACTCGTTATATTCTTTAATAAACAGGTACTTAAAGTTTTCCGGCATCGATTCAATAGCCGTCTTAATGCCCGTTACTCTTTTGTCTGTTGGCTTTAATTCCGAAGCAATCTGAAACAGCGCCATCTTTTTGACGAACACATACTCACTTTCATAGTCGTAAATGGCGAAATCTTCCCTTTGAAGGGTCTCCAAAGCATCTCGAATACCCTTTAAAGGGCCTTGGAAGGGGCTTGGAAGGGGCACCGAAGGGGCTTCTAACGGAAGACCAGTTTCTGCTGAGATTTGACACAGAGGACAATAAAAGACTCCGGTCATGTCATTGTTCGGACAAGAGAGCAGATAAGCCGCTACCAATTTGGCCGAAATATCTCCTCTTAGTTTCCGACCAGTCTTCCCTATCCAGAATTTAGGTGTAATGCTCGAATATTTACGCATTTTTTAGCGCTCCTATTCAAACGGAAGAAATCCGATCGGCAATAACTCTCTTTGCATCATCCCAAGGAAAATCAGGCCGGAGCTCTTCCATCTTCACTGCACCTCTCGTGAACTGCTCGATTTTTGCGCAGTGACGGGAAGGAATAGGACGTTCATTCCTAATCCAATTTGAAATATTCGAGGCTGGAACACCTAAATAATCGGCCAATGCCTTTTTAGACGGTGCTCCAGTCAATTCAAAAAATTCAGCAAGTTTCATAAAAACCACCATTACCTATTTGGTTAGATTTTATCATTATCTAATTGATAAGTGTCAATTATCAATTTGGTAATCTTGAGAAAAGGAGAGAACCATGAAAGCAGTTACTGAAATTCGTCGAGATAACTTAAATTCCCTAGTTAATAGGGCTGGATCTATTGCAGAGCTAAATGAACAGTTAGGAAGAAAGAGGAATCATCCTTCCATTGCTCAAATAAGAAATCGGTCGGATAGAGGAAATGGAACCCATTACGAGATGGGAGATAAGCTGGCTCGAGATATTGAAAAAAAATTAGGTTTGAGTTATGGCTGGATGGATACAAACCATACGGCGGATGAATGGCCTGACGACAACATTATTAATTTAAAAAGAATCAGTATCCAAGCCTGCTGCGGAGCTAATGGCATCCAGAATTATGAAGATGAAGCCTTTGTTGAACAAATACAAGTATCCCGGCCTTGGTTCCAAGAAAACATCAGTAAAGTGAGGGAACAAGGTTATGAACTTATCACTGCTTCCGGCGACTCAATGGAACCAACTTTTAGGAACGGTGACTTAATTGTGGTAGATCGTCAAGACAGTGATCTTAAGCGCGATGGTGTTTTCTGCGTTCTAATCGATGATGACTTGTATGTTAAGCGAGTTCAGCGCATCCCAGGAGCTATTCTTTTCATATCCGACAATCCTCTCTACCGACCATTTGAAATACCTCTAAAAGAGATTGATTTTAGGCTCCAAGTTCTTGGACGCGTTGTTAACTCAATGAATCTCAAAAGATACGATTAAAACACCTTGGAGGTAGTTAACATGGGTCTGTTTAGCAAAATAAAGAACATTTTTTCCAAGCCAAAAACCAATTTATCTCATAGAGAACTATCCCCTAACCCTCTAATCAATGAGCAGAATAATAACTTGGATGGCCCCGATATTTCCGATATAGGAATAATTCTTAGGAATCCTGAGACAATGGATGTCGAAGATCATATTAAGAGCGCCATTCCATCAAAACATGGATTATTGCCTAATGAACTGAAGTTGTTAGAGCAGGCTCACTATTTTAAAAATAAGGAAAATCGCTTCCAAGCATATTGGAAATATCAATATGGATTTAACGACGTACAGCAAGCGTTAAAAAAATTAGAAGATAATGGATTTATAACCGCGTCAAACTTTGAAGAAACCCTACAAAAAAGCGTGATTATTCCAGAGTTAAAAAGAATTCTTAAGGCGCATGGAGCCAAAATTAGCGGAAAAAAGGCCGAACTCATTCAACGAGTCTTAGGTCTTCAAGATGTGGAAGAAATTAAAAAACAATTTGATAATCGTCCATATAAACTCACTTCTAAAGGTGAAATTGAACTCTCAGAGAATAGTTACATTAAGAGTCCATTTTTTACGGTTTGGCAGCTTAATAGATGGGTGCATGAGCAGCCTAACGTGGAATGGAGGGACATAGTTGAACAAAAATTAATCGAAGGAGGCAATAATTATCAACTATACCTTTGGTTCCTAGATAAAAAGGATTATCTGAAATCTTTCCGGTGTTTATTAAGGACAGTGAGGAATAGGATAGAAGAATTCCCCGCTTTTAGTCCCTTTTACTACGGTCTTCCAGATAGGAACGAAAAAAAATTCTTTAATGACGTTCAACTACTATTAGAAAATCTGAATGGAGTCTACCTTCCAAAGTTGATGTACTTTCAAGACCTTTTTTCATTGAATGAGGATAAATTTAAGGAACTTGTAAGGCGCGAGTTGGAATTTGATACATCAACTCCTCGTAAGTTCTCAATTGATTTCCTTATGAGCATTATTTTTGATGAGGGAAAACAGAGAATCACCCTAACTGAAAGTCAAGAAAAAAACAGTAATCTATAAAAGTTAGAGCAAATTTCTCAGTCCGCTTCGGCGGCCTTTTTTTTGCCTTAAGCAAAAAAACATTCTCTCTTATCCAATACTTATCTTCTTGGTAACAAAAAACTAACCTAATTGCTTGCAATTTGTATTACCTATATGGTAATATTTCTTCATCAATCAATCGTTCTTTAAAAGTCCTTCTGAAGATTGTCAGGAAGGAAGCGCTCCTAAAGCTGAGTAAACCGAAAAGCCACGGAGCTAGCAGGCGGCAAGTGAATTGCGCCTAAGTATGGGGATCGAAAGTGAACCAGCGGCAGAGAGAAAGCCAAAAGTATTGTGACGTTAAAGTCGTCAGGTGCGATTAGGGGCCGTTCAGCAAAGACAGTTCACAAACAAAAGCGCCTTCTTTGTCACTCACCCAAAGACGAATGATCTTTAACTTGGAGGGCGCTTCTGTTTTTTAACCCTGTGTTTTTTTGTTGGAGGAAAAACATGAGAGCTAAGTACATCGAAAAGTTTCCGGGGTTCTGCGAGGTTCAATATAAAGGAGAAAACCTTTGCCTTCTTTGCGGTTCACATTCTGATTATGGTTTCATGGATTTCGTTGCGATCAAAGACAAAAGACTTCAAAGCTATTTAATTTTTAATTTAAGTAGAGAAAGGTATCTCAGTCTCGGTGAAGCAAAGTTTGCACTGGAAGAGTTGTTAAGGCGATTTAAACGTCACGAAGGAGAAATTCTTCCAACCTTCGTTACTTTAGATTCTCGCTCGGTTTGTCACTATAAAAACGAGGAAATATGCGTTCTTCTTCGCACAGAAAGAAAAACGTGGATTTTTATGAATTTTCGTAGATGGAATAGCGAAGTCGCCAGTGTCCTCTATCTTTATCATCAATTAAAAGAAGAGTTTGACACTAAAGAAGAAGCCATGAAGGAATTAGAGGCCTGTTTAACTTCTTACGAATCGCATCCGTTCTAATCAATTTTTCGAGCTATTAGGAATTTTCTAATAGCTCATTCAAAAACCTCTTCCCTGTCAATTTTCTTGTGTCTGTTCAGTGAACGGCAGCGGAAGAGGTTTCTGAATGAATTGACCATCAAAGGAGACGAAGAATGGAAAATGACAAACGAAATAATCAGTGCTTTCTCTGGTGCAAGGGTCTAACTATTTCAATGAGTAAGAAAGAAATGGCTGGCCTATTGGAAACCTTGGTAGAGCGAAACTTGACCTTAATTGGTTTTACTGAGAAGAACGATAAGATGACAGCCGTGGATAGAGTCAAAAGAATCCAGGAGCTGTCATCTCAAGCCGTGGAAGCCAGCAATATTCTTGAGCAAATTACTTCTGAATCGGCTCAAGCGAGTTAGCCTCTATTTTGTCTCTGATAACTCTTAGATCATTTGTAAGGTTCCAAGCATCAACAGATCTTTCGCGGGGAGTCCTCTCCGACATAAGAACTTCTAAGAAAGTTTTTAGATATTCCGCATCAAGAGCTGCCGCTTGTCTACAAATATCATTTCTATGTTTAGCTAGGTCGTAATCCCACAACTGATTAAATTTGGCGTCATCCGGCCTCGACTGGCTAAGCTCCCAATCTCGGAATTTATTGAATTCCTTAAGACAAGGTAACTCAATCTGTCCTTGGTTGATAAAAGCGATAAGGACTGACAGCGCTTGATTTTTATCGAGTTGAGCTTCAGACATTTTTCCTCCAAAAAGATAGTTAAAAAGTCGCGAATTAATTATCTCGCAGAGGTGACGGCTCGGAAAGACGAGCACTAAATCAAAGCGTATCGAGCCGATGGGTGTTTTGGAGACGCGCTTCATTCGGGTCCTTCTCGGTGCGCTTTGATTTTGTCACGTGTAAAATGAAATCATCATGAAAGAGAGATTTAGAACCCTTTTGCCGTATGCGAATATCACCAAATCATGGTTAGCTAATTTGTCGGTTGCTTCTTTTGCTGTTGGCATATACGAACAAAATTTAGTTGGTCTAATTTGTGGCGCGATATTCATCGCATTAGCTTGGTTGCTCGTTTATTTTGAGGAGTTGGGAAGATGACCTACTGGCTGTTAACTGTTGGTTTTGCCTGCTTAGTCACCGCTGTTTTGGGACTGGCTTTTTATAAGGCCTCGAAAGAGTAGGCACCTATTAGAAATTTTCGAATAACTCAAAAGCTCGCTTCGGCGGGCTTTTTTATTGCCCTCAACTATTAAGGAAAACTTGATAGTTCAGACCATCTTCATAAGCTCCCCAGGCTTTTACCAATTTTTTAGTTCCAATTTTTGCGCTTAGGGGAGCTTTTGAATGTGGTCTTTTTTACATAGTTTTATAGGAGAGAAAAATGATCTTATTACCGGACGAGCAAAAGCAGCTCTTTAATTGTGTCATTGACGATCTTCTGAAAGAGCGCGGGTCGGCCCTTTACTTAACTGATGCTCTTGCTTATGCCGAGCGTGCTGTGGTTTCTGCCCTGCTCAATGGCAAATCCGAGATCACGCTTGATCTTGGTCACGTTGTCCAAACTGCAGAGGCCCAACGGGAAACAAAGGCGCTCTTCAAGGAGTATGCACAGAATTTCATTTCTGATTTGGCCATTGAAGCGATTGATCACGACATGTACCCAGACGTTAAAAATTAAGGTCTTTACAAGTCTCCATGAAAGTCGCTAAACTTACCGCAAGTGCTCAAAACACTTGTGATAAGCGGTAGACATCCGCCCCGATAGTAGCGGCGTTTTTTATGCCCGAGCGTGAGGCTAATACAAGACCCTCGCGGAAATATGCCCGCCTGGCTTATCACAGGTTTTGAGCGCTTGGGCGCCATCTCAAAAATGGCGGAATTCAAAATAGTTGATAAGGAGATAGTCAATGACTACTCAGGCAAGTATGGCTTTAATGCCCATCGTTTCTGTTATTAACAACCACGTTACTGCGCTTTCTACCGATGTCGCTAAGTACTTTGGTAAGAATCATTTCCACGTTGTTCGTGACATTGAGAAACTCATAGAAAAACTTCCCACTTGTCGAGCCTCCATTTTTGGAGCCTCGGAAGTTCAGATTGCCTCCAACCTGAAGAACGCTCCGGCAAAGTTAATTAAAGCTTACCGAATGACACGAGACGGATTCACTCTGTTAGTCATGGGTTGGACTGGTGAGAAGGCTCTTCAATTTAAGCTCGCTTGGCTGGATGCTTTCAACAGAATGGAAGAGCAACTGCGCAAGCAACAAAGTTTTGCGGAGCAGGACAGCACATTGATCTCGAACGAACAGCAGTACGAACTATCGAGCCGCGTGATGCGCAAAACTCATGCCCTGTTTGGAAACAAAAACTACAGCTTTGTTTACCGAGCACTCAAGAGACGCTTCCGTATTCCGCGCTACACCTGCCTGCTGCAAAGAGATTTTGAGACTGCGCTGGCGTTCGTTGACGGCCTGAAGGTTTCGGATTTCAATGTGCCGGATGTGAAAGAGGAAAGTCCGGCACCAGAAGTAAAACAGGTGCACGCTAAATACGTCGTCCAGTTTCCAAGCCTCACGATCAGCGCTTCTAACCCTGCACCGTGTCCGGCCATTCCTGCCGTCCCCGTCAGTAAGCATTACATCACTGACAACGAACTCCAGGCGATCAAGTCTTTGATTTACTACTTTGATGACTTGTTCAAGCCGCAAATTCAGTGGGCTTCAAAAGAAGCTTACAGGCAGGGACGCCCTGACGCTTCCCGCTTCTACGATGTTTGGCATGAGCCGCTGTGGTTCATCGGCCGAATGAGACAACTTGTTTCTCGTAACTCTTAACTTCTCTTCTTAAATCCCCGCCTGAGCGGTAAACAAACTGAACTCCTTGGAGCTCAGGTGGGGAGCCTTTTGCCTATCGGAGGCAATCATGCTGAAAAAACTTTTGACTGCGAAAAATGCAGACAGAGATAACTACTGCCTGCTCTTTGTTGCCATGGCTCTCATTCTCACTATCGCCTATGTTGCATTAGCAGCAGACGACATTCAACGGAGTTTCGGAATATGCGGATAACACCTCGCACATGTCCAGGCCCGGGGGACCTCTGGCAACTGAGCTGGCAGGAAGAAAAGCACCAAGCTGAATATGAGCGCCTGGTTGAGAAGTTCTTTGATAAGTACATCCCAGAGTACTGCGATGAGCACATCAACGAGCTGGCCGAGAACGGTGAGGATGAAAGACATCCAGAGGTTGAACCTTTGTTTGACGAATTTTTGAAGGAAAACGAATGGCAGTAATTACTGACGCAGAGCGTAAAAAACAGCGCAACCGAGAACTGAAGCGCGAGTACTACGCAAAAAACAAAGAAAAGATGGTTGCGCAGAGCAAAGAACGGTATCGCAAAAGACGCGAAGAAGAATTAGCCCTGCGAAACGATAAAACACCAATCCTCCCGCAGACCCCTTTTTCAGCACTATTTACAGATTTTTTTATTGATAGGAATCCGAAAAAATGACTAACGAACAAAGAGCAACCTGGTTAGAGGGGCGCCGTACAAGTATCGGCGGCTCCGATGTGGCAGCCGTCCTCGGGCTGAATCCTTGGAAGACTCCGCTGGATGTTTGGAATGACAAACTCGGACTTTCTGAAGACAAGGGAATGTCCGAGCCTGCTTACTGGGGAACCGTTCTCGAAGATACGGTCGCAAAAGAATTTCAGCTGCGCACCGGCAAGAGAGTTCAAAAGGTTTCTCACCAGTTCGCTGATCCGGAAACTCCTTGGGCAATCGCAAACATCGACCGAGCAATTATCAATCCCGAGATTGCCGGAAAAGTTCGTCCGCTTGTGAAGGCTGAAGAGATCGAGCGCTATGCCGACATCACCGGCGTTGAGCGCATCATCAACACGGACGTAGCGTTTGAAGCAAAAACAGCGAACGCTTTTACCGCTGACCTGTGGGGCCCGAGCCAGGAGCTCGAGATTCAGCAGAACAACCTCAGGACCGAGCATGTGATCCCGCTTTACTACGAAACTCAGATTCAGTGGTACTGCGGCATTCTTAAGCTCAAAGGAATGTATCTCGCGGTTCTGATTGGAGGATCGGATTTCCGGATGTACTGGGTGGATGCTCGTCCGGATGTGTTTCAAGTGATCAAAGAAAAGTGCTCCCGCTTCTGGAACGAAAACGTTCTGAAGAAGATCCCGCCTGACCCTATCAACATTGATGACGTACTTCAGCTATATGGAAAAAGTAACGGAAAATCTGTGGAAGCTCAAGGTGAGCTTGCTATTGATTATGGTGAGTATGCACGTATTGCTGGTGAAATTAAGGAACTCAAAAAACAGCAGGACGCGCTCAAAACCAAGATTGCAATAAGCATGAAGGACAATGAAATCTTAACGTTAGATGGCAAAAAAGTCCTGACCTACAAAACCCAGTCAAGAAAATTCTTCGATATGGATTCATTCAAAGAAGACCACCTCGATGACTTCTTCGACTATTTGAAAGAAAGCTCCACCCGCGTCATGCGTGTGTGCGCGTAACCTTTTAGGTTGATGGCTACACAAAATGGGCAGGGTTTCTACTGATAAAAAGAGCGGTTTTGTGTAATATTCGCTTCGAGCACTACAGTACGGTGCAACAAGAAAAGGCTTTCTCGGTTGAGCCAAATCAACCGAGCCAAATTCCCTCCAAGCCTGCACAAGCGGGCTTTATTTTTGTCCTTTTTGCCAAGTCAGCTTCAGGAGAGCTCATACAAGAAGTGGTATGTGCAAATTTTGCACATATGGCCTCTGACGGAAGAGAGACATCATCCGTCTGCCACCCGCACGGTGGCTTTCTTTTTGCCCTGAGCGTACCTCTGAGTTATTTCCCGTAACTCTTAATCAACCCAGCCCCTCCAGTGCGAGGGGCTTTTTCATAGGAATTAAATTATGTCCACATCCGACCAACTCGCCGCCGCTGTCGGAGCTCCCTCTGCACCAGTCGCCAAACCAAAAACGAAAGCGCCGATCATCGTGCAGCAGGTCTTGTCCGACCAGTTCAAAAAGCAACTGGCCTTGGCTGTTCCGAAGCATCTGAGCGCTGACCGCATGGCAAGAATTGCCGCGACCGAACTGCGTAAAACTCCAGCCCTCCTCAACACGACCCCGGCCTCCTTCTTGGGTGCCGTGATGCAGTCAGCTCAACTCGGCCTTGAACCCGGTTCTGCCCTCGGTCAAGCCTACCTCGTTCCGTATGGTAATCAGTGCCAGTTAATTCTTGGTTACCGCGGCATGATTGATTTGGCTCGTCGCTCCGGACAAGTTTTGTCTCTCTCTGCGTTCGCGGTCCACGAAGGTGACGATTTTAATTATCAGCTTGGCCTACATCCGGACATTCATCACGTGCCGAGTTGTGAAGCCGATCGAGTTAAAAAACCGATCACCTTTGTCTACGCAGTCGCTAACCTCAAGGGAGGCGGATACCAGTTCGAGGTCATGTCTCGTGCCGAGGTTGAGGCTGTCAAAGCGAAGGCTAAGTCAAAGAATATCTGGAACTCGTATTTTGAACAGATGGCCCTGAAAACTGTCATCCGCCGCCTATTTAAATATCTGCCTGTTTCAATCGAAGCCCTGCAGATTACAAATGTAGACGCCAAGAGAGAAGCCGGGGAAAAGATCGACCCGAACGACGTAATCGATATCAATGCTATTTCTGTTGACGATTTCAAAGATATTCAGGACGCCGAAGTCATCGAAGAACCTCAGGCTCAGGAGGCCACTGCATGAACAAGTTCTCGAATAAAACAATCGAGCAATTAGCCGAACAGTCGACCAAAAGTGAAAACTGCATAGACCTAGACGTTATAACAACTCTCGATGTAGTAAACGACGTAAAGCCACTTGATAGTATTGGTGTTTTTGTCGACACGTACCTAAACTTTAGACCGTTCCTAAGTGATGATGTGTGTGTTTCTTTGATGTTTAGACAAGACCGAATGTTAGAGGGGTGTATTGATCTAGAGATTGATGACGCCGAAAAACTCGGAGAACTTCTTTTATTCCAGTGCAAAGTCGCACGCCGAGCGCAAGAAAAGAAGCGTCAAATGATAGGGAAAAGCGCACCTGAAATATAAAGCGAATTAACCATGAGCCCTGCGAGAGCGGGGCTTCTCTTTTGGAGAAATAAATGTGGAAGATTAAAGATCCGGAATTAAAGCGCAAGATGAATCAGTTCATCTCTGATGAAGGCATTAATCAATTGTGCAAAAAGCAGATGGAGGGGATATCTAAATGCATATTCTTTTTTGAAGATAGTGGCGTTTCTATTCGGATAGACAAAAGTTTTTTTGAAGAATTTCCTGAGTACAACCCAGACGGCTGGAACCCGTTCCCGGAGGTTAATCCTCCGGAGTGCGGAGAGTACCTGGTGACATTTAAAGACGAGGATGAAGATTACGTGCAGCAAAACTATTTCGACATGCAGGGAAGATGGGGAACCGCACATTCTGATGTGATTGCTTTTAGGGCCCTTCCCGCCCCATATCAACCGGAGGCCAGAAAATGAAACTTGAACTTGAAAACACTGACAATCCTCGAAATCACCAGTTTGATGAACTGGATCAAATAATCGTTCTTTTAAACGATCCCGAAACTGGTGAGCAGTTCTGTCAACTACCTCGGCCTCAAGGCCGGGCTTGAAAAAGCCTCTGGTTGACTAGCCTCAGGCCGTCGTTTGGCGGACTACGTTGGCCGGGAATCTATAGGCACCGCGGGATGCAGATCCTAGTCCCGTGCTCTGCGGCCGATGGTTAAAAGCTCTGAGAGGTAGGAGCGGTGCTGTCGGCTTGAAACCCCTTCCAACATTGGCGAAGGATCACAACCGGTCGAAAGACCGAGAGGAGGCGGAACTTGAGAGTATCCGTCTCAAACATTTTTTCTTAACAAAAACAGGAGGCGCTTCCTCCCCTGCCTGAAAGCAGAGGTATTCGCGCATAAATTTGATGAGTAATAGTGAAGAGTCAATCCTCAATATCTCCCAAACAGAAAGAGGAAGAAAAGAGCGGCTTTTAACCGAAATTGCACAAAATTACCTCGGAGAGAGGGGATTCAAAGCAATACCGCAATTCACTATCCACAGGACGTTTGAATATCGTATTCACCCGGGACATGAACTTCGAGAAGCGATAGAGAAAGATTTAAATTTCAATGAAAATCTTGTTTCCGGTGGCGTATGGAATACGGAAATCTCTTACCGCAACGGTTATGAGCACCGCCTAGACGTGCTGGGAATTGGCTACGGTATGGAGCTTTGCGGCATTGAAATTAAATCCTGCTGGGATGATTTCCGGACAGACAAAAAATGGCCGAGTTACATGGATTTTTTAAATCGCATGTACATTTTGGCGGACGAACCTACAGCAGTGAAGATCGCTGCATACCTGAAAGACCACAACCAGTGTGTCAAAGACGGACTTGGCAGGTGGTGTGATTTCATTCTGCATTGTCGCCCACAATCAAGAATGTCAACACCTGCCCCAGCCAATCCTATTTGCGCCGGTGTCATAGCTGCTATGGACGATGGAACCACAAAGATCATCAAAAAAGCCATGCGGTTGCCAGCCGACGGAAAAACGACGGAACTAGTGAATGCGGTGGCACGAAGCCTTACATATCCAGGTCAATTTTGTTACGTGGACTACAGTCCCGATAGAGCATATTCGTATGGTCAGCCCTCCTAGAGGGCTTTTTATTTGGACAAACAAATGATTAACGGTAAACAACTCAAGGCCATCTCGGCCTTTATCAAGAAAGACGGCAGCGGATCAACTGGCGGTCTTACGATCAATTTTGATAAATCGGAAATCTTCGCCTATAACGGCAGTAATGCGGTGCTTGTTGAATTAGTTGGAGGACTGGAGGGCAAAGGGCAAACGATTGTCCCGCTCGAAGTCGTTCTCTCTGCCATTGTCCTTATCGGGGATGGAAACGTAACAGCAACTCGTGAGGATTTTTGCGGTATCCCGTTCGAGCCGCCAATGGTTAACGATTTCTTAATCAAGGATTACCGAAGCATTTTCGTCCCAGAGGATATCCGAAAGCCTGGGCGCCCTGGTCTGTACACAAGCGCGTCAGTTAAACTGCTTGAAGGGTTAGACAAGGTATTTCCCGGACTATCGGAATTTGTTTTGCCGACCTCTCCGAACAAACCTTTAATTCTTGAAATTGGCCAGTCTGAGAAAGAGATTGACGATGATGAGACTCCCACCGAAATAGTAAAAGCAGCGATCATGCCAAGGTCTGATCCGCCGTTAAAAAACACGTGGGATGGGTTGCCTCAAAAATCGAGTTAAATAGTTATGAACAAAATTGAACTCACCCGCGAGGAGGCCATGCTTGTTATGCGCCTCCTCAATTTATTTTTGGGCAAGGCTCACGCACTGAACGTGCGTGACAACTCTGACGTTGTTCCGGCAAAAGCGCTCAAACAAAACATCTTTGACCAATTCATGAAGTTAGATACCGAGGAGGCTGAGAATGAATCTGAGTAACGCAGTCGACTTTTACTCGTGCCTGATTGCAATCATGGATCACTACGGCTATGACCATCAGGTGTACGAAAAATTGCCGGAAGAAGTCGATGAATTACAGGAAGCGTTTGACGCCTACTTTGATAAACCGTCCCCGGAGCATTGGCACCATGTCATTGAGGAATGCGCCGATGTCCACATCATGCTGGAACAGTTCCAAATGCTGATCACTCCTGAAGACAAGCAAGAGTTCGACAAAATTTGTATGGACAAACTGCATCGAGAAATTGGAAGAATTGAAGGAGGAATGAAAAAATGAGAAAACGTAAATCGGATAGCAGCGATCTCGGCGTGCTCCTCCTTGACGTGAAACAGGTCGCGAAATTATTGAATATCGGAGTCTCTACAGTGTGGGCGCTGGTTAAAGTAGGAAGATTCCCGGAACCGATTAGGCTCACTACAAGATGCTCTAGGTGGCGGCGTGTGGACGTTGTCGCTTGGTCGAAAACGCTAGGAAGCGAAAAAGAGGCGACGGTATAAATGAAACCACTCGGGGCGGAATTCCGCCCCATTATTTTTATTTGATCTGGCTGAAGCAGAACGCTCCCCAGGCATCAAAAACTTCTCTCATATCCCCTAAAGCCTGCTCTCGGTCATAGGCGCATTGATACGATTCATTGCGATGGTCGAGACAGCTTTCTCTCAAGTCCTTTGCAAATGCCGGATGGCCATATCCGGACGCATCTTTAGCCCAGGTATTAAAAGTTGCCCGGGCGCAGCCGTGCAGAGTGACAATCCTCGGTTTGCCGGTTTTCAAATGCATTTGATCCGGATCAATCCATCCAATCCCATCTATTTTTTTTTGTTTATCGTGCATGCGCTTAATCAGGGCGCTGACAGAATCTCTTGTGAACGGAGAATTCTTTCCCTTGTTGATATTTGGGAAAATAAAAGCCTCGTCGCTCATTCCAATACGAGGTGCTGTTTTTAATAACTCAAGTGCCTGAGGACTGAGCGGAGTCTTTCTGTCAAAAGGAATTTTCTCCCCTTTGACTTTCATACGCTCTCGCGGAATGACATGGAACCACTGCCCTTCTGTCTCCTTGATCTCTCCCCAGGTCGCCTCCCGAGCTGTTGAGTTCCGGGCGGCAGTAAGAATCGCAAAGGCCAAGCACCGAGCTGTCTGGCTAACCGGGACAAGTTTCATAAGCTCGGCAAAGAAAAGCGGCATTCTTTTCGGAGGGAGCGCCGGTTCATGGCCGCCTTCAGCTCTCACCAATGGCAGCAAGTCTCCCAACTTCCCATCTTTGACCTGTGCGGGATTCAGCATAGGAGGGACGAACTCCGAGCGGATTGCCCAGTCAATCGCCTGGCGAGCGTCAGACAAAATTCTTTCCGGAGTATCGATCATCGTTCGCCACTTCTCGCCCAGAGCGGCCGCAAACATCTCTGGCTTCAATTCTTCGACTGGGCACATCCTGATGGAATCAGGGATGTGATTCCTAAAGAAACCTTTCCAAACTTCTTTCTTCGGTTTGCTTGGATTATTCCAGCGGCCGCGTGCCTCATTAAATTCAATCCATTGATAAATCAATTGCTCAAAGGTCAGACGATCGTCGGATGGAGCGGATTTCCTCCGTAATGAGGCCTTGAGCGCTTTTTCTTCTTCAGACGGGTCAATGCCCTGCCGAATCTTTACTTTCCAGTCAGCGGCTTTTTTAAAGGCGTCTGCGAGCGACATCTGCGGATAGCGTCCCAGTGTAAATATCCGATTGATGGTTGATTCCCGCAGAATGAAGTATTTGGCCAAGCTGCCGTCTTTGAGTTTTACAACCTTTACAACCAGGCCTGGAACCCCGCCGCAGGCCCGAGTCTTTGTGACAGCCTTCAGCTGCTTTTCTGTCATCCGCTCTGCTAAACGCAT